CCACAGGTGGGCTCCCTCAATATCTACTTAAAAAAATACAACTACTCAGAAACGAGTACGATATCTACTTGGTTGAATGGTCTAATCATAGTGGAGGTTTTTTTGTTGTACAGCGAGATCAACTAATTGAACTTTTAGGAGATAAATTCTTTGAGATAGGAGAAGATAAAGGGAATTTATTTTACATAATCTCCTCAATTAGACCCGATATTATTCATTTAGAAGAATTTCCTGAATTTTTTATGGATTCTTTTATAGCTAAACAACTCTATAAACAAAATAGAACGTATGCTATAGTAGAAACGTCTCATGATAGTTCGTTTACTCCCGAACAAAAACAGTTCTTCCCCGACCATTATGCATTCATATCGGAATGGCATATGAACCAGTATAGAAACGATACTATACCAAAATCCACTGTATACTATCCCATAGAATATAAGAAACGACCAAATAGAGCAGAAGCTTTAAAGGAGCTAGGACTTGATCCTTTAAAAAAACACGTGTTGCATGTTGGATTATTTACCCCTAGAAAAAACCAAGCAGAGTTTTTTGAATACGCCCGTAAATTCCCTGATGTAGAATTTCATTGTTTAGGTAATCAAGCAGGCAATTTCCAGCACTACTGGCAACCTCTAATGGAAAAGAAACCTATAAATGTTTACATTTGGGGAGAAAGAAAAGACGTAGATAATTTCTACAGGGCAGTAGATCTGTTTTTGTTTACCTCTAAGGGTACCATTAACGATAAGGAAACAATGCCTTTAGTTATTCGTGAGGCCTTATCTTGGAGACTACCTACTCTAATCTACAATCTCCCAGTTTATATGAATTACTGGGATCAGTTTAAAACTATAGAATATTTAGATTTTGCTAGCTTTAACAGCAACGTAGCTAAAATCGCTAAAACACTAGGGATAGAAGAAAAACAGATAGATATTAGCAAAGAAGCATTTATAATTTCTACTTACCCCCTAACAGATTCTGTAATACAAACCACTAAAGAATGTATTAGGGCAGTTAAACAAACTGGTCGTAAGGTTATCTTGACATCTCATATCCCAATCCCACTTGAATTAAGCAACGAGGTAGATTATTGTATAAATGATAATAATAATATTTTAACAAAACATACCTTCTATAGTAATTCATGGATGCAAACCTCCAATTATAAGGCTAATGTTAACCTAAGAGGAGAGAATAACGACGTTTACCATGGCCCAGCATGCTATACTAATTACTATAACGGAACTGCTTTAGCTAAAAGTTTAGGTTTTAAAAAAGTATACTTACTTAACTACGACTATATCTTAAAAGATGCTACCTACATTGATAGGATAAGCGGAGTTTTAGATAAAAAAGATGCATTTTTAGGGACTGATGAGGCCCTAGAGGGTAAACAAGTTGTAACTTGGTTTGCAGCATTCAAACCTGATTTATTTTTAGATTTACCTAAAGTAGAGGTAGCCCAAGATTATGATAGTTTGATGCAATTGTGGGGTGCTGAATCAAACGGGTACGAAAATCTAATGTATCATGCCTTCAAAAACACAGATAATATACATTGGGAACCCAAAGAAAATTTTTACAAGTATACCCAAGAAACATTTACTCATAAAGACTATTCAAGGGTAGAATATTTTACAGTACTACCTAGTACACGTAAAAACGAAATAGTACCATTTGTTCAAATATCAAACAGCAACGACAGTAGAACAATCAAGTATATTTTAGAAAAAAATGGTGAAGTTATAAAACAGCAAGAATATGCTGTTATTAATAAATTCCACACTTACGATGCTATACCCTACTTAGAAGAAGATGAATTTAAAGTTATCTTTGAAGTATATGATTTACATACCGGAGACTTTTTAGAGAGTAAAGAAATTTTTATAGACAAATACTATAGAGATACTAAATTACATAACAATGGTTTGTTTGAATGGTTTGAACCTAAAATCAAACTAATGCATTTGGTAACTGAACCTCAAACAAATCCAAAAGAAATCCGTTCAATCGAAAACGTAAAAGATTTTTGTGAAAAAACTGGTATTGTGTATGAGCAACGTGTAAACGAGATTTGGAAAGAAATCCCACCAACAGAAAACTGTGCGCGACCCTCTGAGGTACAAGACAAACCAGGATACTATAAACTAGCTCCGGGCCATTATGGATGTTATCTAGCTCATAAAAACGCGTTATTAGCGCAAGACAATCCCCAATACGACTACATCCTAATATTTGAGGGTGACGTTATTATAGACAGTGACTACGCGGAATTGTACGAGTCACTTAAGCGCTTTACACGATTATCTAAACAAACAGACATGGATATTATCGGATTTGGCAATCCATGGCAAAACAGGAATTTAAACGGACCTAAAGTAGAAGACATTTACACTGATACTACTCCCTTTATACCAGCTCAATCCTATCTTATAAACCAAGATAAAATAGAAAAGATAGTAGATCTAATTAATTCAACACCTTGGGATGCTTTTGATCTATGGGTTTGTAATGTAGCTAAATTGAGGGTAGGAATAGCAGAAAAAATCTACACTAAACACCTTCCGGGATTCAGCATAATAGAGCAAGAGTTTAAAGGAACAGATGAGAATAGTCCCTTAATATACGCGGCTGAATGAAAATTTGCCAGGTACACCCAGCATGTGGGATAGATGTTCCACCAAAAGATTGGGGTGCAATCGAAAAGATTGTATGGGAACTACATTTAAACTTTTTAGCGCAAGGACATGAGTCAGAAATCAAATTCGCAACTGAGATTAACCCTGGTGACTTTGATATTGTTCACTGTCATGTTGGTAATCTAGCAACCATGCTCAGGGAACAAAACGTTCCCTATGTTTTCCAATTACACGATCATCATGCTTATCATTATGGAAAGGATAGTTATGTTTTTAAAGAAAACATGGAAGCTATAGAGGGTTCTATAATGTCTTTAGTTCCCGCTCGTTATTTGGTAGATTATTTTGACCATCCAAAAGTACAATACTTTGCTCACGGGGTTAACACTAAAGAATTTTACCCTGTAAAAAAGTCTAAACCCACAGAACCTAAACTACTAATGATAGCCAATAACGGATTAGCAGGCAATCCAGGCTTTGATAGGAAAGGATTTACATACGGGATAGCTTTAGCTCAATCTCGTAATTTACCTATAACTGTAGCTGGTCCCTCAAACAATAAACATTTTTTTAATAATCATTTATGGACCTTGGCTTACCCAAAGCTTAATATTATATTTGATTTACCAAATAGTAAATTATTAGATTTGTACCACCAACACGATATATTTATACATCCTACAATGTTGGAAGCAGGCCACCCAAACCTAACCATGATTGAAGCAGCATCGGCAGGTCTACCAGTTATAGCAGATTGGGAATCTAAAACAGATTTTCATGGTGGTTGGAGATCACCCCGCGATATATTTGAAATGGCTAAAGGATTAGACGATATAATAAGTAACTGGGATAGCTACAGGCAAAGATGTTCAGATACATCTAAAGAGCTAGATTGGTATAATAGAACAAAAGAATTAGTAGAGTTATATGAAAGAAGTTTTGAAGGAAATTTACAATAATGTAAAGATTTTAGGGTTACCTTACAAGGAATCCAAGAATAGTTTTATATGTCACTTTCTTGAGGGTGCTTTTTTAGAAGTTTTAGGTTCTGAAAAAGGAGAATATACTGTAAAGTTTATAGATCAAGATAAAGATGAAGTAGTACATGAAAACACTTTTTCAAATAATATGTGGACTCGAACTAACCGTAAATATTTTACTAATTGGTTAGTTCAAGTATATGAGGATGACGAATTGGTTTTTGAACACAAATATAACGCTAAAGGTAAACGAGTATACATCCATTTAGATTCATCAGCCATTGGGGATACGTTAGCTTGGTTTCCATATTTAGAGGAATTTAGAAAAAAACATAATTGTGAACTTATAGTATCTACATTCCATAATGAATGGTTTGCTAAAACATATAAAGATATTGAATTTGTAAAACCTAGTACTGTAGTTCATGATTTATATGCAATGTACACTATAGGGTGGTTTTATCAAGATAATCATGTAGTTGATTTAGACCGTAATGTACGTGAGTTTAAAAATCTACCTTTAGCCCAAACTTCATCAGACATTTTAGGTTTAGAGTATACTGAAATAAAACCTAAAGTATATCTAAAGAAAAAACCAAAGTCAATCAAACAAAAATATGTTGTAATAGCTCCACATGCTTCAGCCCACGCTAAATACTGGAACCATCCAGGTGGGTGGCAACGTGTTATAAACTGGTTAAATGATAATGGTTATAAAGCCGTTATGATTACTAGCGAACCCCTGAACGATGAATGGCATGATTCTAAACTAGGAGGCACCCTAAAAAATGTAGTCAATAAAACTGGTAATTTACCACTTGAGGATAGGATGAACGATATTATACATGCTTCCGCTTTTATTGGTGTAGGTAGCGGTTTAAGTTGGTTAAGTTGGGCATTAGGACAAAAAACAGTACTCATTTCAGGATTTTCAGAAACATACAGTGAATTTAAAGATTGTGAACGTATTTTCACCCCACCCAATTTATGTTCAGGGTGCTTTAACCGTGAATGGCTAAATCCCGGTGATTGGGAATGGTGTCCTGAACATAAAGATACACCACGCCAATTTGAATGTACTAAATCAATCACACCAGATATGGTGATAAAATCTTTACAAAAAGTATTAGATATTTATTGAATGTAAATAGTTCTGTTTTTTTAAGGTTGCGTTTATTAAGCTGATTTTTGAATAGAGGCTTGATATTTATAATAAAATATAACCTATTACCAAAATGGCAGAAACTTTAGTATCACCCGGTGTTTTAGCAAGAGAAAATGACCAGTCATTTCTAACTCAATCTCCAGCTACAGTTGGAGCAGCTATCATAGGACCCACTACAAAGGGCCCAGTTGAGATTCCCACAATTGTAACCACCTATTCAGATTACATCAATAAATTTGGTGGTGCTTTTATTAGTGGTGGAGATTCCTACTCATTTTTTACAGCATTAACAGCTTATAACTACTTTGTAAACGGAGGTACTTCACTTTTAGTTGCTAGAGTAGTAAGTGCTTCTGCTACTTGGGCTCCTGCTACTACAGCTGGAACTGGAACTTCAATCACTAATGGAATTCTAGCAACGACAGCATCTGTTACAGTTAGTAGTGCTAGTTTAGCTCCTTTTATTACTCCTACTGGATCATTTTCAATTAGCGGAATCACTATTGCTGTTACTGGAAGTACACCACCTGCAAATACAGCAACAACTATATTTGTAGCTTCAGGTTCAACACCTGCTAATACTGTTACAGCAATTACAACAGCATTTAATTTTAGCTCTTCTATAGCTCCTTATAGCTCATCTTTACAATTTATTGTAGCTAGTGCTTCTGGATCTACTGGTTTATTATTTAACACTACATCTTCACAAGTAGGAACTGCTTTTTTAGCATCAACTTTAAATAATTTTACTTATGTATCTGGAAGTACTACTACTAATTTTAGTGGAGCTACAAATGCCGAATCCCTTGTTTTAGAAACCCTTTCAGAAGGTGTTATTATGAATAGTTCGGGATCGTTAGATTCTTCTGGAGCTTTAACCAATGGTACTTCAGATAATGTTAGGTGGTCTATCCAAAACTCAAACACCTCTTCGGGCACATTTACTTTATTAGTAAGACAGGGTAATGATAATACAAATAACCAAATTGTATTAGAGACTTGGACTAATTTATCATTAGATCCAACTCAACCAAACTATATTGCCGCAGTAATTGGTGACCAAACTCAAAATTACAACCCATCAACCATCCAGCTTACAACTTCCGGTTCTTATGCTAATAGATCGAATTATATTAGAGTAAAATCAGTTACCTCTCCAACCCCAGATTACTTTGATAATAATGGTGTAGCTAAATCTTCTTTTACAGGTTCAATCCCTATAAATGCAAGTAGTTCTTTTGGAGGTGCTACTGGTAACCCCGTAGCAGCAGGTGGAAATAAGTATTACGATACAATTAGTAATACAAACACTCAAGGTCTAATAGCAGGTGACTATACTAACATGATTAATTTGTTGGCTAACCAGGATGATTATAGATTTAATTTAATAACAACTCCAGGTTTAGTAGATGCTTTCGCTAGTAACACTTCAGCTATTACAAGTATTGTTACAAATACTCAAAATAGAGGAGATAGCATTTACATTCCCGATCTAGTTGGGTATGGTTCAACTGTAGGAGCTATAACTTCACAAGCTGCTTCTAGAGATACTTCGTATGCTGCTGCTTACTGGCCATGGTGTCAAGTCATTGACCCAGAAACAGGTAAAAATGTTTGGGTACCAGCTTCAGCCCTAATCCCAGGTGTTTATGCTTTCAATGATAGAGCAGCTGATCCTTGGTTTGCTCCTGCTGGAATTAACCGTGGTGGTTTAGGTCAAGTAATTAGAGCAGAACAAAAACTCTCTCAAGCTAACCGCGATACATTATATACTGGCAAAGTCAACCCACTTGCAACATTCCCAGGAACTGGAGTTGTAGTGTACGGACAAAAAACATTACAAACTAAGTCATCTGCTCTTGATAGAGTAAATGTACGTAGATTATTAATTCAACTTAAGAGCTTTATTTCTCAAGTTGCTAATAACTTAGTATTTGAACAAAATACTTTAACAACAAGAAATAATTTCTTATCGATTGTAAATCCATATCTAGAGTCAGTACAACAGAGACAAGGTTTATACGCGTTCAGAGTAATTATGGATGATTCCAATAATACTGCGGATGTAATTGATAGAAACCAGCTAATTGGGCAGATCTTCATTCAACCAACTAAGACAGCTGAATTCATTTATCTCGACTTCAGTATCTTACCAACTGGTGCAACATTCCCAGCGTAAAAGTTTCAAACACTAATATTTATAATAAAATAAATAACACAGCAAAATGGCAGTATTAGGTATAAACGATATTTTCTTCACCCCCTTCGAACCTAAAGTTCAGAATAGGTTTATCTTCTCGATTACAGGCATCCCCGCCTTTATGATTAAGGGCTTATCAGCGGTAGGCTTCGAACAAGGTGAAATTAAATTGAACCACATCAACATCTATCGTAAAGTAAAAGGTAGAACTTCTTGGAATGATTTAACCATGACATTATATGATCCGATCACTCCTTCAGGAGCTCAGGCCGTAATTGAGTGGCTTCGTTTACACCACGAATCAGTAACTGGTAGAGATGGCTATTCCGACTTCTATAAGAAAGATCCAACTATTCAGATTTTAGGTCCAGTAGGCGATATCGTTTCAGAATGGGTAATCAAAGGAGCTTTTATTAAAAATGCTAATTTTGGTGAATATAACTGGGACACTGACGCAGGTGCTGTAAACCTTACTGTAACATTAGGAATGGATTACTGTGTATTAAACTTCTAATAAAAGTTTACATAAAATTAAATTTAAGCTTGGCTATGCCAGGCTTTTTTTTTACCTTATAGTCTAATCTATAAAGGACAGGTTTTTTAACATCTAACACTACTCAAAAATATGGAAACAATATCATTTCTTTTAGGTGTAGCTGCTGTTATTACTGCTGTAATAGTTGTGGTTACGTTTATGAACTATGTGACAATCAAAAATCTCATTAAAGATATAAGAAATCTTGAACAGGTTGAACAAAGGTTATACGATCATTCTAACAATCTAGACCAAACCTTCAGGCAGGAACTAGAAACTATCTACCGTCATATCGACAGTAGGGTGGATAAGCTTGAAGAAAAAACAAAAAACCAGTTAAAGGACATTACTTTAACTAAATCTAATTAATTAACCCGTTAGAAAACCTCCCTTTATAGTATTTATAAACATATAACCGTTATAACAAATAATTTATGAGCGAATTTAAATTCCCAACCGAAATGGTTGAACTACCCTCAAAGGGTTTCTTTTATCCAACAGATCATCCTCTAAAAGAAGGCAAATTAGAGATGAAATATATGACAGCTAGAGAAGAAGATATCCTAGCTAATGCTAACTACATTCAACAAGGTATAGTTTTAGATAAATTACTAGAATCCCTTATTGTTAGCCCTAAATTTAATTTAGATGACTTGTTAATAGGCGATAAGAATGCTTTATTGGTGGCCGCCCGCATTTTAGGATACGGTTCAAATTATACGGTATCTTACGGGAAAAATACACAAACTATTGATTTATCTAAGTTAGAAAATATTAATAATGATTTTACTAATTTAACTGAGGAATTAAATGAATTTTCTTACGTGATGCCCGCTACTAGCACTCACATTACTTTTAAGTTATTAACAAGTAAAGACGAAAAATCCATTGATAAAGAATTAGAAGGTCTTAGAAAAGTTAATCCTAATGCAGGTGAGTTAACTACTCGCTTTCGCTTTATTATCACCTCAGTTAGTGGTAAACGAGACATGAGTAGTATAATTGACTTTATTGATAATTATTTTTTAGCTACAGATTCAAGAGCATTTAGAGAACACTATAAAAATACTATGCCAGATGTGGATATGTCCTATGAGGGGGAGGACGGTCGATTTCGTACGATTCCCATTGGACTTGACTTTTTTTGGCCTGACGTCGCAGACCGTCTCTAATTTTAGAGCAGCTTTATTTAACGAGATACATGAAATAATATTTCATGGCAATGGTGGTTATGATTACTACACAGTCTATAATATGCCTGTATGGTTAAGAAAGTTTACATTCAATAAACTCCAGGAATATTATACAAAACAAGCTGAATCTCAAAAACAGCAAACCAAATCCGGAAACACAACTAATGTCATCAATGAAGATGGTACAGTAAATGCTCCTGAGTTTGCTAGAGTAAGTACTCAATATAATAGTAAAGAACAGAAGGCTCCAAAGTATAATTAAACTTTAGGGCTTTCCATATTTATAATATATAATTGAATAATGGATGATACTACTCAAATAATAAAAAATATTAAAGATCTTCTTAAGACATTAGGACCTGAAGGTGAAGGTTACCAAGGTCAATTAGATGCTTTAAACCAAAGTAAAACTAATACTAAAGTTGCAGCCTATAATCAACTCTTAAAGGATGTTCGAAACACTGTAAGAGAGTTAAACAATGATTTAAAATTTACTTATGATTCTTGGACTAGTATTATAAATGAAGTTACTAAAGCTAACGTAATATTAGGCAATACTAAAAAAGGTTTTAGGGAGTTTCAAAATATCTCTAACCAGTTGTTATATAGCCAAGAAAATATAACAAAGACTTCTGAAAAAGAAATTCAAAATCTTCAAAAAAGATCTGAAAAAAGTAAAATTCTTTTAGAACAGCAACAAAGACTATTACAATCTCAAAGAGTTAAAACAGATGAAGAAAAAGCAGCTTTAATTAATTTAAAAGGAGTTTTAAAAGAAAATGTAGGTGAAGTTGCAAAAACTAATCAAGCTTTAGAAAGTCAATTATTAGATTTAAAAGCTATTAATGCTACTATAGGATTAACTGGTGCTATATTAAAAGGTATTGGTAATATCCCAGGCCTAAGTAAAATAGGCAATATGCTTAAAGTTGATGATGCTGTAGACTCAATGCGTGAGTATGCAGCCGAACAACTTAATCTAGAAAAAAATACAGATGAGTATCAAAAGAAATTAGCTAGAATAAATAAAGAACTAGAAAATACTGGGTCTCCCGCGAAGCAAAGAAGATTAATTCAAGAAAGAGAAGATTTAGAACAAGAGGCTCGTAATAAATCTTTAAATTTTGTTACTAAATTAAATACAGCTTATGTAGGTATTAGTAAGTTAATTGGAGGTTTTAGTAAAGCTTTAGTTGATCCTCTAACAATATTTACTGCTTTAGCTAAACAAGCCGGAAAAATTGATGAAGAATTAGTTGGATTCCAAAAGAATTTAATGCTTTCTCGCTCAGAAGCTATAACTCTTCGAAAGGAATTATTACAAGCTGCAAGAGCTACTGGTTCTAATTTAATTAACACTAGTGATTTAGCTAAAGCTCAATCCAATCTTAATGAATTATTAGGAGTTCAAGGTAAAATTGATGCTGATAATTTAGTTGTTCAAACTAGACTTACTAAACTAGTAGGCATCCAGGCTACTGAGGCAGCTCAATTACAATTTTTTGCTGAAGCTACCGGAGAAGATTTTGATCAACAATATACCGCTCAATTAAAAACTACCCAAGAAGTTAGTAAACAATTTGGGGTGCAAATCAACCAAAGAAAAGTATTAGAAGAAGTTGGTAAACAGGGTGCTTTTGCTCTAGCTCAATTTAGAGGTTCCGTACCAGCATTAACAGAAGCTGTAGCTAAAGCTACTGCTTTAGGTACCTCATTAGGTGCAGTAAATCAAGTAGCTAGTTCTTTACTTAACTTTGAAGATTCAATTTCTAAAGAATTAGAAGCTGAATTATTAATTGGTAGAGAAATTAACCTAGAAAGAGCTCGTTATTTTGCTTTAACTAATGATATCAATGGTTTAATGGATGAGCTTAATAATGAAATGGGTACATTCAGTGATTTCCAGGGTATGAATGTTATCCAGCAACAAGCATTAGCTGAATCATTAGGAATGAACGTAGGTCAATTAAGTGAAATGCTATTAAAGCAGGAATACTTAAATGAACAAGGTGAAATAATTAAAGATGTAACAGACGAGGAACTAAGAAATAGACTTGAATCTTTATCTACCCAAACAAAGTTTAACCTAGCTATAGAAAAAATGCAAGGTTTAATAGGAGATTTAGTCCAGGGTCCCCTAGGTCATTTTATGAATATAATGGGTGCTATTTTAGAAAACTCAGTAGCTTTAGGTGCAATTTTAGGAGTTATAGCTACAGTACAAATAGCTAAAATGGTTAGTGGATTTGCTCAAGCCGCTATTGGACTTAGGGCAATGGCTACGGCTGCTAAAGGTACAGCTATTGCTAATGCTGCAGCCTATGCTATTGCTAATCCTTTTAAAGCTCTTGCGGGTTTGGCTGTTGCTGGTATTGCTATAGGGGGCATTGCTGGGTTAATAGCAGGTGCTATCGGAAACGATATTCCAGGTGCTCAATTTGGCGCTGAGGTAACCGAACCTGGTTTTATTAAAGTAGGTGAAGTTGGTCCTGAAATTGTTCACCTTCCCGAAGGAGCAAAAACCACACCATTAAATGTAGCTGAACGTGGTGATCTAAGAGCTACTGCTACTCAAGTTGCCCCATTAGACTTAAAACCAATGTTGGATGAATTAAAGAGTCTTAGAGAAGGATTTAATCGCCTCCCCTTAGCTATATCAAACATTAAGATGGTTACAGATATGAATCGCCTAGAGATAGGTAGAATGACAAATGGTGCACAAGTCCAATAAAGGTTAATATTTATAATCAAAACCCTAAATCAATTTAGATATGTCATTATTAAATAAACTCCAATCACAAGGTTCAGATTTAACTTTCTGGGATGGTACTACACCTCCACCCCTTAAGAATACTGAAAAAACCCAAACTCAAATGCACTGGGCGGGTCCCACTGCAGCCACTGATGGTTATTCATTAGATGGTAGCCCTAACCTACAAATCCAAAAGTCAGATTACTTTAGGTACGATGGTCCACAAAAAGCAGCTACAATTGTTTTACCACCACCTTCACAATTAGACTTTTCTAATGGTGAATTAACCTCAGATAGATATAAATTAGGAGCTCCCGAAGGTAGAGGATTCTTAGTAAGCGGACTTTAATAGTCTTAATGGTTAAGTATGCCTTTAATAACCTCAACGACTAATCTTAAGTCTCTAAAGTATGAAACATACACCCAAGCCCCTTATGTAATTACACAAATTCCTGATGAACCTGAAAGTAACGGTTATCAGTTAATTAGTGGATTACCTCCTTTAGGTGGTGTTGGTGGTAATGTTACAGACTTTTTTAGGGGTGGATTTGGTCTTCCTAGAGCTGTAATTCAGGATGAGGTTAGGATAGGTAAATTCTTAACATCCCCTCAAGGTCTTTTATTTATAGGAAAACAACAACTTTTGTCTCGTATTGGAGTTCGAGAACAAAACACAGTTGGTCCTTTAAATGATGGTTTATATAATCCTTTAAGTACACTAGCAAGTGTAGCCGGTATAGGTGTTGGGGCGTATTTTGAAAAACAAACTCAAAGAACTTATTTAGAAAAATTACAACCCGAATTCACAGCCGGTGATGATGGGGCAGAAGATTATAATACAAATAGATTAGTACAACTACGTAATAGTAAAATTTTAACGGGTGTTGCCACTAATAATAGATCTCTTACGATTTCACCTTCAAATAATGAAATTTTATCATATACGGGTGGTCCCGGTGCTGAATTAGGTATAGGTAATACTGTTATAGGATTTGCTGGAAATCCTGGTGGGGGTTATTTAAGAACAGGTATTAATAACAATAATGTTAAAAAATATCTATATGTTGCAGAACCCAATCCTGCATCCCCTGATTTAATATCTGCACTTTCAAGACTACAAAATTTACTTATAGACGGAAAAGATACTAATAGTCAATCTTCCCTTTTATTTAATCCTGAATCAAAAGCATTAATCAAAACTCCTCCTGTTCTTAATTTAAGTAGAATAGTAGGTAATTATGGTGTTAGTAAACAATATGTTTTAAAAAAAGATACAAAATCAAGTATTTCAATTTTTAATGATCTTGAAAATGGAATAAATGTATTTGATGGTTCACAAAATGTAACTAATGATAAACCATATAATAATAGAGCTACAGATGGTACCCCTAGTGGTGTATTAACTTACACTCAAGACCAACTTATTCAAGCAGGGAATAATACTCCTAATATACCTTCTACAACAACAGGTTACTCAACTTATGGAGCTAAGTTAAGAGATTTTAGACAAGAATTATATGCTTCTTTAAAAACAGAAAATGGTAGACGTATTTCCAATACTATATCGGCTGCCCCTGACTATACTGAAAAAAATATTGAAAAACGAGTCAATTTAGGAAATCCAGGCAGCCCCGCTTATAATAGATTTGATTATAGTAAAGGTATAGATTATAGCAATAATGGTAAAGGTATAAATGCTCTTGATACTATTACAGCATTCCCTATTTATAGGTCTACTAATGTTGATCCTAAACAGACTGATGTTGGGGGCCCTTTAAATGATTTAGTTAAATTTAGAATAGCTGCTATAAACAATGATAATCCTTCCTTAAAGGATTTTATGCATTTTAGAGCATTCTTAAACTCTTTTATAGATAATTATAACCCAGAATGGAATTCTATTTCTTATGTAGGTAGAGGTGATAAACTTTATACTTACTCTGGATTCACACGCCAAGTTACCTTATCTTGGACCATTGTAGCCCAATCAGTCCAGGAATTATTACCAATGTATAAAAAACTAAATTACTTAGCCTCTAATACTATGCCTGACTACAGCTCAGCAGGTTATATGAGAGGACCTTTAGTTGAATTAACTGTTGGAGCTTATTTATTTGACCAACCTGGCTTTATAAATAGTTTAACTTATACCGCTAATCTTGATGCGGGGTGGGAAATTGGTATAGGATCAGATGGTGAGAGTGCACAAACTACTGATTCAAACACTGATTCTAACCCAGGAATATTTGAATTACCTAAAATGATAGATGTTTCAATGACCTTCACTCCAATCCCAGAATTTTTAGCTAGGAAACCTAAAGGAGTTTTCTTACCGTTCGATGCTTCACTAGATGAACAAAAAGATATTAAAGAATTTTCAGCAGCTAATAAGAGAGATGTTAACTTTTTACCACCGATAAATGCTGGATTAACAAACAATGAGGGATATTTAGTTCAACAAACTGAAAACTATATAGCGGTAACAAGAAAGGGTGACACATTTAGAAACTACTAAAAATGAATCGTTATCAAACTATCCCAACTACTAAAACTACCTCAGGTAGAACTATTTACCGAACAGTTAAATATCCTGAGATTCCTTTAAATCCAAATGACATTTATGTTATTGCCAATAAAGGAGATAGGTATGATATTTTAGCTAACCAATACTATAGCGACTCATCCCTATGGTGGGTTATCTCTACGGCCAATAATAATGTAATCCAAAATAGCCTATACCTACCAGAAGGAACTCAAATCCGAATTCCCTCAGACGTTACTTTAGCAATAGATAATTTTGAAGTTATTAACTCATGAATTTAATAGGTGAAAGTTTTGATGATTTTGTAGGGACTCAAGTTAATCTTAGACAAAAATTTTATGGGTCATCAACCACAGTTCTTGAAGGTAGAGAACAATATCTCTATAATAAACAACCCTTTATTAAACTAGTCTCTAGTGTTAATATAGAAGCTGCAAAACTAAAAAAATTAGGTTTACCTGAAAGTTTAGCAGGTTCTAATTTAGCTAAATCTTTTGTATTATTTGCTGGTACTTCTGAATTTAAAGGCCTTAATAATGATGGTCAAGACCAATTTAGTTTTAAAGCAGGTTTAAATAATGATCAATCTATTTTAGGGGGTTCAGTTTATGGTTTAGGAGGCCTTGAATTTGGTCAAGTACCTATGCCTGGTATAACTTCAGCTACAGTCAGTTATAAAAACAGAGGTTCATTAAAAACTGCTACTATTAATGTTAAAGCTTATAACACAACTCAATTAAATATAATTGACGCTCTTTATTTAAGATTAGGTTACACTGTTTTATTAGAATGGGGGTGGGGAGCTAACTATTTAAATAATAAGGGTGAAGTAGTCCCTCAAATAAGAAGAACTTTAGCTAATGAATTTTTAGATGGTACATTAGATAGTGGAAATATTTTACCTGCAATTACAAGGAGTAGAAGAAATCTAAGTGGCAATTATGATGCTCTTTATGGTACAATAACTAATTTTAATTGGTCATTCAATCCAGACGGCACTTATGATATTACTATAAGTTTGGTTAGTGTAGGCAATATTATTGAATCTTTAACTATAAATGATTATATTGGTAAAGGTAATCTTTTAACCTCGGATGATTTTCAAGAAGTACTTGATAATGTTAAAAATCAATTAAGTAACCTTCCACAAAATAGATCTATTAATATTAACGGAACTCAAGTTCCAATTACTGTAAATTTTCAATCTTATGGTGGAAGTTCTTATGGTGGGGGTGAATATGTAACTATAACTGATAATAATGGTAAACTCTTAGGCTCAGGCCCCTCTCTTACAGGTCGTTTTACATATGAGGATGAAGCAATCTCAGCCCTCATAACCCTAAATACAGGTTTAGTTTCTCAAACTGAAATAACTGGCTCAGAAATAGGAGTTGTAGGAGGTAATGCTGGGCTTAATTCTTTAACCTATTATTTATATAAAAACATCCAATTAGAGTTAGATAATCCTAATAAAGCTATAATTCTTTCAAAAAGAAAAGGACAAATTGATTCAGTATTATCTGTTTTAAAAGATGGTAGCACAACTTATGCTTGTAGAATTAATTGGGAAGGAAAAAGTGCAGTTAACGATTATATAAAATTTAGAACACTATTAAGATGGATTCAAGATAATTTAATATATGATAATGTTAATGGTGCCAAAAAATCAAAAGCTATAACTTTTGATTTAAATGTAGGTGATAATCTTATTTATAAAAATAAATATTCTGTAGCTACTGATTTTACTAAAGTAGTTACTCGTAATATAGGTTATCCTGATTTAAATACTGGAGAAAATACTTCAGATACTATTGATCTATTAAACCTTCCACCTGATGTTGAGTTTACTAGTGATAAAAACCCAAATGCGGGTAAATTAATGAATGTTTTTTTAAACTTAACTTGGTTAGTAGAAACTTTAAAATCTAATGTTGATGACGAAGGTAATATATCATTATTTAGGTTTTTGCAAGGTATATGTCAAGGTATAAACTCATCTTTAGGGCATGTTAATAGTTTAGATGTAGTAGTGGATGAAGAAACTAACCAAATTAAATTTATTGATGATAAACCTATCCCCGGTATTCTAAAAGATTTTAATAAAAATACCACCCCAACTAAATTTCAAGTATATGCTTTTTCTCCAAATGGGGGTAATTTAAGTGGTAGTTTTGTTAGAGATTTTAGTATTAGAACAGAGATAACTAATAAATTAGCAACTACTTTAGCAGTTGGAGCACAAGCATTAAATGCCGTTGTAACTGAAAATGCTACAGCTTTACAATCTTGGAATGAGGGTTTAACAGATAGAACCGCTAAAATTAAACAAGAGGCTACAGATGCCCCAAAATTAGCCTCAACAGAATTTGGAAAATTCAACGAGGCTGGGTTAAACCCAACTGCTTACTCAAAACTAACCTTATCCCAACAACAAGCTCTTTTACAATCTGTTCAACAAACTCTTCAACCCTCTTCATCTCAAACTGCACTCGAAAAATACAAAAATGAGATAGTAGCTTTTGTTACACTACTTGAAAAATATGATGATAAAACTTTAAGTGTAGATGACCTTAGTCAACTAAATAACTTAAATAAAAACTGGCAAAAATTCTGGTCTCAAACAATAGCCGAAGCAGAACAAAAGGCATCACCCAATGGTGTTGGATTTATTCCTATTAACCTAAATTTAACAATGGATGGTTTATCAGGTATGAAAATTTACCAAACATTTATCATTGATAGTAAATTTTTACCCTTAAACTATCCCGAAAAACTCCAATTTCTAATTAAAGGTATTTCACATAATATTGATAGAAATAGTTGGACTACTCAAATTGAAACTTTTAGTATACCTAAAGAAATAACTTCAAATAGCTCACAGGGTACACCAGAACCCCAAACCCCAGATACCACAAAAACTGAAAAAGAAATAGGATTCCAAATTAAAGAATCTAATATAAAATACGAAGATAAAGATTCAACTCGTAAACCAATTAAAGAATTAACTTATAGTAATAATGCTATAATTTTAATTAAACGTTTTGAAGGACTTAGACTAGAAGCTTATAAACCAACTCCAAAAGATAGATGGACTATTGGTTACGGTAGTACATTTTATAAAAATGGAAAAGCAGTTGGTCAAGGAGATAGGTTAGGTTCTGAAAAAGTAGCTACAGAACTTTTAAAAGTTTCACTTAATAAATTTGAAAATATTTTAAAAACTAACCTTTCAACAGTTAAACTTAATCAAAATGAGTTTGATGCTTTAACTGCTTTTAATTACAATTTAGGTCCTAAATGGTCTATAAACAGTGGTCTAAGAGATTTATTAGTAAGTAATAATTACACTGGGGCTGCTAATAAATTACTAGAATACAATACACAAGATGGTGAAGTATTAAGAGGTCTAACTAGGCGTAGAAAAGCAGAAAGATTTTTATTTACCAAAATTTAAGTATTATGGCTTTATATTACCCTCCTAATCAAATAAAACCTAATTTATTCGCCAATAGTGGTGAATTTGTATTTTCTTCTAATACTTTACCATTTAGTGGTTCATATCACCAACTATCAAATGGTAGATACTATACCGGAGCTTTACATTCAAATGATAGTTTGGAAATTATCCCTATTACTTCTCTAACTCAACCTAGTAGTATATCAAATAATCCTAGAGTTAATGTTACTTTAGTGGTAATAGATGATACAAATACTGTAAATAATACTTATTCTAGATTAACTAACCAAAATACTTCACCCAAAGAACTTCCAGTTAACCTTCAAAACTTACCAACCCTACAAGATTACCAGATAGGAGAATTTACAAGATATTTTGCTAAAAAAATTAACCAAGACCTCTATATTGAGTTTACCCAAGATTTATATGATAGGTTAATTTCTCAAAATCCTTCAATATATTACGAACAATATACAGCATTTAAACTTCCTTGGAGATTAATAGGAGATAAACAACAAGTAGCTCGTACTAATAAAAACATAGTAGATTTAACATCTCAACAATTTAATTTATCTAAATTTGGAAGATACCTAAAGGATGATTACCTTAAGTACTACAAATAAAGGGTAAATAAGTGTTTTGGTTAATAGAAAATAAAGGTCAACTAGAGGAGTTTTGCTATAAGGGTTTTAAAGAAGCGTTTGTGGAGATAATCCCATACTCTCCATTTATTCACCCAATCCAAAATTCCATCTGTGCTATCTACATCCGTCCAATAAGGGATGTAAAGGGGTATTTGCTACCCATTTTTCACACAGAGGTAGAAGAAAATTTATTTGAGGATAAGGTATTTAAGTTTATAAAGGGGTTAGATAAAATATATTGTAGGGATAAAAAAGAATTTCTCCATTATTTTCCTCTTAAGCAGCTTATTGACATAACCCTATCCTCCACTACGTATATACAACCCACTTCGGCTCACGAATTTATATATAGAAAATACCATGATAGACCGGATGTAAACATATTAGTTCCAATAGTTAAACATTATGAATATTGTGAATCTATTTTTGAGGAATTAGAGCATTTGATAGATGAGCCTGTTAACGAGTTTTATAATCATAAAGTAAGTTGGATGCTATACGGTATTGAGCAAGCGGGATTAACCGTTGATACCGCGCTATACGAGCAGTACTTTGAGCAAAGCACGGAGGGCGTGGTCTATACTCAATATAACTTTAAAACGCTAACAACACGCCCATCAAATACATTCAATAAAATAAATTATGCCGCACTTAGTAAAGAGAACGGGTGTAGGAAAGCTTTTATCCCGCGTAATTCTTCGCTTGTTGAGCTCGATATTGCAGCTTATCATCCTACTTTGTTGGCTAAGTTGGTTGATTATGATTTTGGTAATGAGGATATTTATAGTCACTTTTCGCAAATTTACGGATTGGATAGACAAAATGCGAAAATTCTAACCCTACAACAACTATATGGGGGGATTTTACCACAATATGAGGAGCTTGAATTTTTTAAAAAGGTAAAAGTATATGTAGATGATTTATGGGAGGTGTTCAATAACTCTGGGCAAGTTATCGTGCCAATTTCAGGATATTGCTTTAAAAAGGATAAGCTGGAAAACATGAACCCACAAAAACTGTTAAATTATTTGATTCAAAACTTGGAGACAGCATATAACGTTAATATATTGTGGGAAGTATTCAAGATATTAAAAGATAAAAAAACTAAACTTGTATTATATACATTTGATTCGTTTTTGTTTGATTGGAGCGACGATGAGCGCGAAGTTTTAACAGAGATTCAAAAAGTATTTAAAAAGTATAAATTAAACATAAAAGTTGCGCATGGAACCAGTTATGACTTTCGACCTACCATATGATATTTATGGGGTAGACAACCCCATAAACTTCACAGATTTGAATAATAAGTTATTTTGTACATTTACCACATTAGAAGGTGTAAATGATTTGGTAGACTCTATTCAAAGAAGTTATACTGTAATGTACAGTAAGATATTTGTATTAGAGGTTAAAAATAACAATGAGTATGTTTTAACGTACAACATTGAGATGGCTAACATAGCTAGTATCCCAGAAAACACGATTTTGGTTCATCGTAAAAAAGAATCAAACACTCTATATACAATTAACGCCCTGAACGAGCTTATTAAAAGCTTAAATGGTGGGGTGGTAGATACGCGTTTCCAGATTGACTGGCAACACTATAAAAACACCATTTTGCTAACTCAACAAAACGAGTTAAAGCAGCTAAGAACTAAAATCCACGAGATTATTGAACTGTAGTAAAAATTTGTATATTTATAATAAATAATTTAGACACAATGGACAATTTTGATTTTAAAAAATACTTAGTAGAGAATAAACTTACTTTAAATTCTCGTTTAAGTGAAACTACAACAGATAATGTTAGCGATTATGATGATGGTATATACATTGCAATTAATAAGAAACCAACCCCCGAAATGCAAGCACAGATCGCGAAAGCAGCTAATGAAGAGTTTTTTGTTGATGAGGAAGAAATAAAATTTGGAGAAAATCCAAACACTGGAGAATATTCAGTATATATACCATTTGCTGGAGATTATTCTAATATGATGGATGTTTTAAAAAAATTTAAAATAGGGAAACGACCTTACACCAGCCCACATCTTAGGTAAAAGATACATAGGGATAATAAATAATTTAGACACAATGGACAATTTTGATTTTAAAAAATACTTAGTAGAGAATAAACTTACTTCTAACTCTCGTTTAAATGAAGATAAACAAGAACTTTTAGATTTTATAAAAGCTAACAGTAAAGAAATTGCCCAAGCAGTTAGAGCTACAAATCTAAAAAATATCTCATCTGATAGTATGGGAGATATTTCAGCTACTCCACTATTTATAGATTATGAAATGGTATCCTCAACATCAGCCCCAAAAGCAACAATTGAGTTAAATGGAGAAACTTTTACAATTCAAGATGTTGTTTCTAACCCATCTATGTTTTTAAATAAAAAAGTAGTTTTCCAACGTAATGATGCATATTATCCTGAAAAAAGAATAATAGGAGTTATTGAAGATGATAGTATTGGGTTTAATGAAGGACCAAGCTCAAAGGGATCTGATATTTCATTTTCTGAAACCCCAATTACAGATGGTGAAGAATCAGGTAAGGTTAATGTTGGAGGAAAAACAATATACTATACAATGTATAATGTTTAATATTCTACATATAGTCGCCCCAATTAAATAAACAACATATAAAATAAAAAGCCCTTCAAAAGAGGGCTTATTTTAACTTGGCTACCCCAAATCAAGTTCGTACATTTAGTATCAAATATAAATAAGTTATAAAAAATGGATTTAGAAGCAATCAAATCGCGTTTAAACGCAATGCAAAAAACCTCAAATGGTAAAAATGGAGGTGATCGTGCCTCAATGTTCTGGAAGCCTACCGTAGGCAAACAGACAGTTCGTGTTGTACCCTCAAAGTATAACTCATCAATGCCCTTTAGTGAAATTTTCTTTCACTATGGAATTGACAAACCCGTAATGGTATCTCCCATCAACTGGGGAGAAAAAGATCCCATTGTAGAATTTGCAGCTACACTAAAGAAGACTAACGATAAGGAAAACTGGCGTTTGGCTAAAAAAATCGAACCAAAAGCTCGTTACTTTGCTCCCGTAATTGTACGAGGTGAAGAAGATAAAGGTGTTCGCTTGTGGCAGTTCGGTAAAGAAATTTACGAAACATTCCTACAAATGGCTGTTGACGAGGAAGTTGGTGATTACACTGACTTGATGGAAGGTCGCGACATCAAACTCACTACAGTGGGTCCCGAAGCAACTGGTACACCTTACAACAAAACTACAGTTGCCCCATCAATGAAGAACACTCCATTGGGTGATGCTGATCAAATCCTATTGTGGAAAGACAATCAACCAAACCCTAAAGAGACATTCAAACCATTTACTTTTGATGAGATGAAATTGGCTCTACAAAACTGGTTGACTCCCGAGTCTACAGAAGGTAGCATTATCGATGACGAGAAGGAAGTAGAAGAAGCACCAAAAACCAACTACTCAGTAAACACTTCAACTGCTGCTGTAAAGCAAAGCAAGCTTGATAAGTTTGATAGTTTGTTTGAAGATGAATCTGACGGTCTACCTTTCTAAGCATGGCTAAAAAACGTAGTGAATCACTTTCGGCAGCAGTATCTGCCGAGATTAGATCAGGATTTAGTCTTGATAAATTCAAGGATAAAAAAGGTCTATCAGGTTCGGTTAAATTCAAACCCCAACAATGGGTACCCCTTGCTCCTGCTTTTCAAGAAGTAACGAGCATACCTGGTATTCCTACTGGTCATATTGTTCTCCTCCGGGGCCATAGCGACACAGGTAAAACAACCGCACTTATTGAGGCAGCAGTCAACGCTCAAAAAGCAGGTATTCTACCAGTGTTTATCATCACCGAGATGAAATGGAACTGGGAACACGCCACTCAAATGGGCCTCCAATTGGAGGAAGTGTGGGACGAAGAAACAGGTGAATTGGTCAATTATACAGGATTTTTCCTATATGCTGACCGCGAAACCATCCATACCATTGAAGATGTAGCAGCCTTTATTTTAGATTTGCTTGATGAACAGAAAAAAGGTAACCTACCATACGATTTAATGTTTTTGTGGGATTCAATTGGTTCAGTACCTTGTGAGTTGTCGGTTCGTTCTAATAAAAACAATAACGAATGGAATGCTGGAGCGATGTCAACTCAATTTGGCAATGGTGTAAATCAAAAGATTACACTATCGCGTAAAGAGTCTTCAAAGCATACTAATACTTTAGTTTGTATCAATAAGGTATGGACCGCTAAACCCGAAATGCCTATGGGTCAACCCAAGTTGATGAACAAAGGTGGTTTCGCTATGTGGTTTGACGCTACATTTGTAGTAACCTTTGGTAATATTGCAAATGCGGGTACCAATAAGATTAAAGCAATCAAGGACGGCAAGCAAGTAGAATTTGCTAAACGCACTAACGTTCAAATTGATAAAAACCACATCAATGGCATTACCACTAAGGGTAAGATTATTATGACACCCCACGGGTTTATTAATGATACTGATAAAGCCCTTAAGGATTATAAAGATTCACACGCTAAAGAGTGGAGTAGGATCTTAGGTGGTGGAGATTTTTCTATAGTAGAGGAAGTTGATACTTTCGAAGCTCCAGAAATATACACTCAGGAACCAGAATAGGATGGATGCTAAAGATCTATTATCACTCCTCAACAATGTAGTTGAGGAGAATGAGACAGAATCCCTTAATAAACATGACCGTGTTCTTTTAATTGATGGTCTAAATTTATTTTTTCGTAATTTTGCAATGCTGAACTTTGTCAATGAAGACGGAGTTCACGTTGGAGGGTTAGGCGGGTTTCTTCGTTCACTAGGAACTTTAATAAATCGAATCCAACCCACCTCAGTTTATGTAGTATTTGATGGAGTTGGTTCTACGATTAATCGCAAAAACCTTCTCCCCGAATACAAATCTAATCGCAACATAACCCGTATTACAAACTGGGATATTTTTGAGAGTTTGGATGACGAACACGCCGCTAAGGTGGACCAAATTGTGCGTTTAATCCATTATTTACAGTGCTTGCCTGTTAAAACGTTGTCACTGGATAAAGTAGAGGCTGACGATATTATAGCGCATTTAGCCACAAAGCTATCCTCTGATTATGGTTCAAAAGTATTTATAGTCTCAAGCGATAAGGATTTTATTCAATTGGTAAACGAGAATATTATCGTATATCGCCCCATTGAAAAAGACTACTATACAACAGATACTGTAATTGAAAAATTTGGTATTTCTGCTGCTAACTTTATTTTATATAAAGTACTAATGGGCGATGCTTCAGATAAAGTAGCAGGTGTGAAAGGTTTAGGCGAAAAGAAACTAATGAAATTGTTTCCTGAACTCTCTCAGCGTATATTAACGCTGCAAGATATTTTGGACATAAGTGAGGTAAAACTCAAAGAAAACATTATATACGCTAGAGTATTAGATATGCAAGACCAGCTTGAAAAAAATTACCGCATTATGAATCTGCATAATCCTATGTTAGATGATATTGAACAAGAGTTTTTAGATGCTATTATTGAATATCCTTTACCTGAACTTGATAATATGAAATTTCTTAAGTATTATCACGAGGATGGTTTGAAACATTTAATCAAGAATATTGATTATTGGATTCAAAACACATTTAAAGATTTAATCAGTTATAATAAATAAGTTACATGACACTCACAAATATTAATCAATACGGACCTGGATTTCAGGTTAAAGTATTAGCTGCTCTTTTGAGCCATAAAGAATTTTTGATTAATATTCACGATATTATCAGTGAAGAATACTTTGAATCACAAGCCCATAAATGGATTATCAAAGAGATTTTAAAATACTATGGTAAGTATCATACGACCCCATCATTGGAGGTTTTAAAAGTAGAAATTAAAAAATTACAAAATGAAGTTTTACAAATTGCCGTTAAAGAACAACTTCGCGAAGCATATAAAGAGTCAGACGATTTGGCTTATGTTGAAGAAGAGTTTTCTGCGTTTTGCAAAAATCAGATGCTTAAGAAAGCGCTGCTGCAGTCAGTAGATTTACTGCAAGCCGGAGATTACGATTCAATCAAATTTATGATTGAGTCTGCTATGAAAGCCGGTCAAGATAAAAATTTAGGTCATGAATATAATAAAGATATTGAAACACGCTATCGCGAGGAACACCGAGTTATTGTTCCAACCCCTTGGACTGAGTTTAACAACATACTTCAGGGAGGCCTCGGAAATGGAGATTTTGGTCTTATATTTGGTAATCCAGGAGGTGGTAAATCTTGGGCTCTAGTAGCCCTAGGAGGTCATGCCGTTAAAATGGGTTACAATGTAATCCATTATACTCTGGAGCTAGGTGAGGATTATGTTGGTAGACGATATGACGCTTACTTTACTCAAATCCCAGTAAACGTAATCTCAACACATAAAGATAAAGTAGAAGAGGTTATGGACAGTCTACCAGGACAACTAATCATTAAAGAATACACGCCAGGTAAAGCATCCATATCTACGCTTGAATCTCATATTCAAAAATGTATTGATTTAGATTTCAAACCCGATTTGATTATTATTGACTACGTTGACCTGCTTCGCTCAAAGAAGCTGAATCGTGAGCGTAAGGAAGAAATAGATGATATTTATGTGGGCACTAAAGGATTAGCACGCGGATTGAATATCCCAGTTTGGAGCGTCTCACAGGTCAACCGCGCAGGTGCCAAGGACGATATCATTGAGGGAGATAAAGCCGCAGGTTCTTATGATAAAATCATGATTACCGATTTCGCTGCTTCTTTAAGTCGTAAACGCCAAGACAAAGTCAACGGCACAGGTAGATGGCATATTATGAAAAATAGATACGGAATGGATGGTTTAACTTATGGCGCTAAAATCGACACCTCTATGGGATTGTTCGAGACAATTAGCGATGATGAGCTAGAATCAATTACCCCAGCCGATACTAAACAAAGCTATGGCCAAGTGTCTGATTCCGAAAAAGAACAATTACGACAGCACCACAACTTTTTCCTAAATAACTAATAACCCTACAATGGCAAAGAAATTAAATCTGTTGCATGAGAGAATCATCTACAAACCTTTTGAATACCCTCAAGCTTACGAATACTGGCTAAACCAACAACAGGCACACTGGCTTCATACTGAAATCCCAATGATGTCTGACCTAAATGATTGGAACTCTAATCTAAATAAAACAGAAAAAAATATTATAGGCTCAATCCTAAAAGGATTTGCCCAAACCGAAACTATTGTAAACGATTATTGGTCTGGATTAGTAACTAAATGGTTTAGAAAACCCGAAGTTATAATGATGGCTACAACATTTGGCGCATTTGAAACAATCCACGCCGAAGCTTATTCTCTATTAAATGAAACACTTGGACTCGATAACTTCTCAGAATTTCTTGAGGATGAAGCTACAATGGCAAAAATTGAAAATCTTATGTCTGTTAGGGATAGTTTCAATGGCGAAAAAAATGTCCCGGAAATTGCCAAATCATTGGCTATATTCTCAGCCTTTACCGAGGGCGTTAACCTATTCTCTTCATTCGCCATACTACTCTCTTTTAAAATGCGAAACAAGCTTAAAGGAGTGGGTCAAATTGTTGAATGGTCTATTAGAGACGAGTCGATGCACTCAGAAGCCGGGTGCTGGTTATTTAGAACCCTTATTGAAGAAAATCCGTACCTTAAAACAAAAGAATTAGAGGCAGCAATTAACGAGGCCGCTCTACTTTCACTTAAACTTGAACTTGACTTTATTGATAAAGTATTTGAGTTAGGTGATCTAGAAGGATGTTCAAAATACGATTTACAAAACTTTATTAAAAATAGAGTTAACACTAAACTTGGTGATTTAGGATACAACCCCATTATCACCGATATTGACCTAACAGCAGTTGAGCGTATGAAATGGTTTGATCACCTTTCAGCAGGTAAACAACACACCGACTTTTTTGCTAATAGAGTCACTAACTATTCTAAAGGAACTATGACATGGGACGAATCAATTTTTTAATAACAAACAAATAATGGACAGTAATTTAGTAGTAGACTACACACAATGGGAACGAGGTAAAGACTATCCCGAATTTTTTGATGAAGTAGCCCTTAGTACTATCTCTAGAGGATACTTACTACCAGGTGAAACACCTAAAAAAGCATACCGAAGAGTAGCTCACGCTGTAGCGTTGCGTTTAAACCGCCCTGAATTAGAGAATAAATTTTTCAAATACATTTGGAATGGATGGATTGGTTTGGCTAGCCCAGTACTCAGCAATACTGGTACTGATCGTGGGTTACCTATTTCTTGTTTTGGGATTGATACCCCAGATAGTGTCCGAGGAATTGGACTTACTAACGCTGAACTTATGCGCCTTACTTCGTACGGTGGTGGTGTGGGAATTTCCCTTAGCCGAATTCGACCAAGAGGTACCTCAATTACAGGAAACGGTAGATCAGAAGGAGTAGTACCTTGGGCTAAAATCTATGATTCTACTATCATAGCTACTAACCAGGGTTCAGTTAGAAGAGGAGCTGCTTCAGTAAATCTAGATATCAACCACAAAGATATTCACGAATTTCTTCAAATCCGCAGACCAAAAGGTGATCCTAATAGGCAATGTCTTAATCTACACCAATGCGTTGTTGTTGATGACGCGTTTATGAAGCGCTTAAATGATCGCGACAGCGATGCTATGTCACTTTGGTTAGAGGTGCTTAAATCACGCGTAGAGACCGGAGAACCATACATTATGTTTAGCGATAATGTCAACAAAGATAATCCATTGGCGTATAGGATGAATAATCTTGATGTTTCAATGACTAACATTTGTACTGAAATTACTTTACATACAGACGAGGAACACTCATTCATTTGTTGTTTATCTTCTCTTAATTTAGCCAAGTATGATGAGTGGAAAGACACTGACTTGGTAGAAACATCTATCTATTTTCTAGATGGTGTAATGGAAGAATTTATCCAAAAAACTAATGGTAAAGAATCTATGATTAGATCTCACCGCCATGCTAAAAAAGGTAGAGCACTAGGATTAGGGGTAATGGGTTGGCATACTTTTCTACAACAAAAGAATTTACCATTCAATTCAATTGCTTCAACAGCCTGGACACACACTATCTTTAGCCAAATCAAAACACAAGCCGAAGCTGCTTCTCGTAAAATGGCAGTTGAATATGGTGAGCCACTTTGGTGTAAAGGAACAGGTACAAGAAATACACACTTGCTAGCTATTGCTCCTACTGTTTCTAACTCGCGCATCAATTCATGTTCAGCAGGTATTGAACCACAACCAGCAAACGTTTATGTTTTCAATGGTGCTAAAGGAACATTTATCGTTAAAAATCCCGAATTAGAGACATTACTTGAATCTAAAGGACATAATGTAAGTAAAGTATGGGACCAAATTCTAGCAGATAATGGTTCAGTACAGAATTTACCTAGTTCAATATTGAGTGATGAAGATAAAGAAGTATTTTTAACTTTCCCTGAAATTAACCAGTTAGCTTTAGTTCAACAAGCTGCGGCTCGCCAACGCTATATTGACCAAACTCAATCACTTAATGTATCGTTTGACCCAACCGATTCACCAAAATGGATTAATCAAGTTCACATAGAGGCATGGAAACTAGGAATCAAAACACTTTACTATCTACGTACTGATTCAGTGATTAAGGGAGATCTTGGATCTCGCACCGTAGATTGCGTTTCTTGCGATGGGTAGTAATATGTATAACAATAACAAATAATATAAATAATGGAATTTTTAAAAAAACTTTGGAACTGGTTACTAGGACAAACTACGGTAGATGAAAAAATTGAAGCTAAAGTAGTTGAAGTCAAAAAAGAAGTAGCTGAGGTAGTAGAAGCTGTTAAAGTCGTAGTCAAAGAAACTAAAGACGTAGTTAAAACTGTTAAACCCAGAAAACCTCGTAAGCCAAAAGCTAGTAAATAATTACATTTTTTATATAAACTTTTAAGGGCATCTTGTATGCCCTTTTTTATATTTATAATAGACCAAAAAGTTTTGAATTTATTAAATCTTATAAAGAAAAATAATGAAAAACTTATCCAAAGAAGAGTTATTAAATAGAATGGAGGCTATTAATCGTAGCAACGCTCTTATTTATTTTGATCTTAATGGTTTTATTCTTGGAGTGAATTCTATCTTTTTAACAACAATGGGTTATAAAGAGGACGAACATGAAAAAGTTGTTGGTCAGCATCACAGTATTTTTGTTGCTCCTGAATATGCACAATCAGAAGAATATAAAAGGTTTTGGAAAAAGCTAGGAGAAGGTAACTTTCACGAAGGTGAATTTGAAAGAATAAAAGCAGACGGAAACATTATCTATCTCCAGGCAACTTATAATCCAATACTTGATGAAAATGGTGTTGTAACTAAGGTAATGAAGGTTGCTTCTGATATTACTACAACTGTAATAGCAAAAAATGCAATTAGTGCAATAAATAAAAGTAATGCTATTATATATTTTGATTGTGATGGTTATATACTAGATGCAAACTCCATATTTTTAGAAACAATGGGGTATAACAAAAACGATTTAGATAAAATTGTTGGGAAGCACCATAGTATTTTTGTAGGTTATGAGTATGCTAAATCCGAAGAATATAAAGGATTTTGGCAAAAGCTAAAAAGTGGTAAATTTTTTGAGGGTGAATATGAAAGGATGAGAGTAGATGGTTCTTCTATTTATTTAAAAGCATCCTATAATCCCATAATTAGCAACGATGGAACTTGTAAAAAAGTAATGAAAATTGCTACTGACATTACTGATACGATTACTATTAAAAAGCAAGTAGAAGAACTTTCTAAAAATTTACAGGTTGAATTAGATAATTCAAATAAACTTAAATTATCAATAGAAATAGAAAAAAATAATGCACTAGAAGACTTAGATGCAACTATAAAAAAAAGCCAAAATGAACTAATTAAAACTATTGTTAAATCAGCTCTATTTGTAATCATGAGTGTTGGGTTTATTACCACTATTATGTACTCATTTGCAATACTTAATGATAGAGATACTCAAATAATTGGTTCAACCTGGAGTAACATGTTTAGCGTACTTTTAACGAATGCATTTTCAATTGTAGGCACAATTATGGGTATTAAATATGCAACACAAGAAGATAAAAAAACTTAAAATATATAGAAAGGATATTTTATATTCTTTTTTATATTTATAACAAATGTTTTATCCAATAGTTGTATTTAACTAACTTAAATTTAAATTATGACATTTTCAGATATTTTCAAAGACAAGAGTGATTTTAACGAAAAAACTATCGTAGGATTTTTATCATTCGCGGTAATGGCAATTTTTGCCGGAGCTGACGTAGTAACGGGTATTATGGGTAATCATCTCGTAATCAGTGATACAATTTTTAATTCATTTGTAATCATTACTCTTGGTGCTTTCGGTATTGCTGAAGCAGGTAAGATTTTTGGTGGAAATAAAAAAGGAGAAGAATAATGAGTTTAAAAAGTTTACAAGAGAAGATCGGAGTAGGCGCAGATGGTGCTTTCGGTCCTGGTACAATGAAAAAAGCTATGGAGTTTTATAAACTAACTCCAGTAAGAGCAGCACACTTCTTTGCTCAAACAGCTCACGAGACAGGTGGTTTTAAAGCATTTTCAGAGAACCTAAACTACTCCGCCCAAGGCCTGCAAGGTATCTTTGGAAAGTATTTCCCAGGTACTCTAGAAGAATCTTATGCTCGCCAACCTGAAAAAATCGCTAACCGTGTTTACGCATCTCGTATGGGTAACGGAGACGAGACTTCAGGTGATGGTTGGAAGTTTAGAGGTAGAGGAGCTCTACAATTAACAGGTAAAGCCAACTACGAGGCATTCGCAAAGTACTTAGGTAACGATGAAGTTTTAAAAAATCCAGATACAGTTGCTACAAAATACGCTTTTGAATCAGCAATGTTCTTCTTTGAAAGAAATAAGCTATGGGCAATTTGCGATAAAGGTATCAACGATGCTGCTATCTTAGAACTTACAAAACGTATCAACGGTGGTACTCATGGTTTAGAAGACAGAAACGCCAAAACTAAAAAGTATTACGAATACGTTAAATAAACTACTATGAAACTAAGCCTCCCACTACTAGCTATCACATCATTTACCGCAGGTATAACCTTTATGTGTTCATATTTTATGAATCTAACAATGGCAAATTCTGATCAGTATCTAGCTATAGTGGGAGTAATGTTTTTAGATGGAGTATTTGGTATGATTGCTGGTACTAGAAGAGAAGGATTCCAAACACGTAAAGCAATTAAAGTACTAAGAAACACCGTTGCGTGGTTAGTTATTTTAACAGTTATTTTAATGGTTGAACAAGGCTTTGCTGGTACAGCTTGGCTTAGTGAAGTAATTGTAGTACCTTTTATGGTGTTCCAGCTCATAAGTGCACTTAAAAATGCATCTATGGCGGGATTTATCCAGATGAGTCTATTAAACCAAATCTTGGATAAAATAGATAAACATAAAGGTATAAGAGATGAAGAACCTAAAGAATAAAATATTTCCGCTTTTAATAGCATTATCTGCCCTGTCAGTTTCTGCTTCTGCCGCTTTCTATTCAGTTAGTGGCCTTAGCAAACTCTTTGCTGGTGCATCACTTGAGGTCATTATTATGGCTTCTTCGCTTGAGGTAGCTAAACTTGTAATTGCTTCCCTGCTTTATCAATATTGGGATTCCTTAAATAAAGGTTTAAGAGCATACCTAGCAGTAGCAACTTGTGTGCTTATATTAATCACCTCAGCAGGTATCTATGGTTTTTTATCGGGAGCGTATCAGGAAACAGCTAATAAAGAAGGTATTGTAACTCAACAAATCACTGCTTTGGAAACTAAAAAAGCATTATACGAGGAAACAAGAGATAATTTTTTAGCAGATAGAAAATCAAACAACGAGCTTAGAGGTACACTCTCTAAAGGTTCAACTACCCAATTTACAGACAAAAATGGTAATCTAGTAGTTAAAACAAATAATTCAGCTATCCGAAACATCGAATCAACAGCTAAAGAAAACGAAAGACTAGCCACTAAACTAGATGTTGTAAATGATTCTATATTTTCTCTTGAAACACAAATTCTAGAGGTTAAAGTAAATAGTGAAGCAGCAAGTGAACTAGGACCACTTAAATACCTTTCAGAGTTAACTGGGGTAGAGATGAACCGGATTATTAACTGGCTTCTTTTAATAATCATCTTTGTATTTGATCCTCTAGCAATCGCTCTAGTTATAGCAGCAAACTTTGCTTTTAACCAATTACGTTCTAAAGAAGGATATGACATGTATAAAGATACTCCATTAGAAGAACAAGTAGAAGATAATGAAGGAACTGATATCTATACTGAAACAGAATTAGAAGAATTAAAAGATTGGGATGTAACCTTAAATGATGGTTTAGAAGATGAAAAACAACCAAACAATCCAGAACCCGAACCAGCTAAACTAGAGGACGATAAACTATTAAATAATTCAGGTATCTCATCTTGGCGTAAGAAAAAATTGCGAGATTATTTAGACGGAAATACAAAAACATATTTTTAAAATTTGGAAGCCCGTAAGGGCTTTCGTATATTTACCCAAATAAAAAATCAAGTTATGGACCAGAAGGAACAAATGCAATTGCTAGACGAACTAATGTCAGTTATTCAAATCATGGATGAGCTTTACCGCTACCATCCCGAAAACCCCAACCAAGTAGATGTGGCATCAGAATTCAAGAGGCTGGCAGAACGCAAAGTCGAAATCGAAGAAAAACTGGGTTAATAAGATGCAAGCAGAGGAGTTGGTTAACCACTCCTCTCTTCGTACCTTACGTGAAATATTAAAAAATAAACCAGGAACAATCGAGGATGCCTTTTAATTGCTTTTTAGATACATTTATTACTCAACCCGAAGAGGTTGTCGATAAGGAACTATCTAAACTCAAACCACTCAATTATAACAAGTTTATGTGGTGGCGTACCCACTCTCAACCTGGTGTACCATTGGGTAAACGCGCTCCATTAAAAGATCGCATTTTAAATGGTGATTTTGATTTTTCATGTTACTATTGGCAAGCACAATCTGCTGCGATACAAGCGCGTAAAAAACTCAATTTAGACAAGGATGACTACCAGTCACAATACGAAAAAGTTACTGTTGACGTTGCTCGTTATCGTCGTTTGCTAGCTGATTTTGATAAGGAAGAAAATTCTCGTATCGAGGCTTTACTTGATGCGTTTACTGTCTCGTTTAAAATCAGTCGCGAAGAGTTACTTGATCGGTTATGTAACTGGTCTTATGATTTGCTATCGTTTTATGAATCGCTTGATGAGTTTGGTACTCCAACCTCAACTGAAATTCGTAAACGAGGTCGTCCAAAGAAACTTGCCTACCCCAAATAAAATATTTATATTTAAGTTATGATTAAAGTATCTCACGAAACCCCCCTATGTTTACTAGGGGATAGTCGTTTATTTAACGACTATGATTATTGTCTCCCACATTTGCTCGATCAAGAGCAAGGATATAAAGACTATTTTACAACCTCTAAAGCACAAGGGCGCTATATTATAATGGATAATTCGCTTCATGAATTAGGTGAAGCATACGATAGTGATCGTCTATTATACTGGATTGATCAGTTACGTCCTAATGAGTTTATTGTTCCTGATGTCTGGGAAAACCGAGACAAATCAGTGGTTAATGCCCGCCAATGGTCTCAGTATAAATTACCTAAAGGGGTAGAAAAAGTAGCAGTAGTTCAAGCAACCACAATTCATGAAGCATCTACTTGTTACCAAACCTATAAAGATTTAGGTTATAAAAAGATTGCATTCTCGTATGGCGCTTCCTATTACAATGATGTAGTACCTCACCCTAATAAAAATTTAGGTAAAGCACTTGGTCGCCTATCCGTAATTTCAGCTCTACATAGAACTGGAACTATTGATTCAAACGATCGTGTACATCTATTGGGATGTCAAGTACCACAAGAATTTGGGTGGTATCGTGGCTTCAATTTTATTGAATCTATTGATACATCTAACCCAGTAATGGCTGCTTTAGAGGGAATGCGTTATTCAAATTCAGGTTTGATTGAAAAACCTAAAGCAAACATGAACGACTATTTCTTTATGTTATCTGATCAAGTTGATTATGAACTTTTATCTTATAATCTTCTAAAATTCCGTGAAATCAACGATCTATAAACCCGACACATTTAAATATTTATAACAAACATGGCAAAACACGTAGTAGTTTCATTATCCGGGGGAATGGATTCCTCAACATTATTGCTTAGAGCACTAAGCGAATTTGATACTGTAACAGCAGTATCGTTTGACTACGGTCAAAAACACCGAGTAGAACTTGATCGAGCACGGACCCTAGTTAACTACTTACTTATTCATAATAAAATAATTAATTATCAAGTAATTAAACTTGATGGGTTAGCTGATCTACTTAACTCAGCTTTAGTAACAGGTGGGGGTGAAATACCTGAAGGACACTATGCTGAAGAAAACATGAAAGCAACAGTTGTTCCTAACCGAAACAAAATCTTCAGTTCAATCACTCAAGCGATTGCTTTATCTATTGCTACTGAGAAAAAAGAAGAATGTTCTATTGCTTTAGGTATTCACGCCGGTGATCACGCTATTTATCCTGACTGTCGTCAAGAGTTTCGTGACGCTGATGATCATGCTTTCCGAGTAGGTAACTGGGATAGTGAATTAGTATCATACTGGACTCCATATCTTGAAGGCGATAAGTTCACTATCCTGAAAGACGGAGAGAGATTATGTGAAGAACTAGACCTTAATTTTAATCAAATTTATAAACGTACTAATACTTCTTATAAACCACTCCAACATACTATTGAAACACACCCTGGATGGACTGAACTAGTATGGTTTAGTGATTATAAGTCAGCTTCTTCAGTAGAACGAGTTGAAGCATTTATTAAGCTAGGACGTCCTGATCCTGCATCTTATGCAGATGAGACCGGTCCTGTAACTTGGGAACATGTAGTAACAGAAGTAACTAAAGTACTAGAAAGTCATGAGCGATAGAGATAATTTATATAGAGATATCTTTAATGGTGCAAACAAAAAACACTGGAAAGAAGAACAAAAAAACAAAAAAATGAAAAAAATCGAAACTTTATTTTTAAAGTATGGACACTGGAGCTTTTTATTTAGCTCACTTTTTGAAGCATCAAGTAATAGTTGGTTAACAGCTGCTGCTCTTATGTTTCTTTTTATTAATTATCAATATTCAAACAAACAATGAAACAATTATGGTATTTCTCAGCGGACTGGTGTGGTCCCTGCAAACAATTCGGTCCTTTAATGGACGAACTCGCTAAACCCTGTTTAGCTAGACCTCAAGGTATATCTATTAAAAGACTTAATATAGATTACACCCCAGATGCAGCTAAAATTTATAAAATTCAAAGTGTTCCTACAGTTATTCTAGTGGAAGACGAACAAGAAAAAGCACGCTTTACAGGAACACGTACAATGCAACAAGTAATCGACTTTTATAACCAAAAGAATGGGTAGTTTTAGATCCACTAAAGTATTTGATGGCTATTCTACAGTCTTCCGTCAGTGGAAAGCTGAAGGAACTCATTGTCGTTTCCTACATGGTTACGGGGTAAGCCTTAGAGTATGGTTTGAAGGTGAACTTGACGAACGCAATTGGGTTTGGGATTTTGGAGGCATGAAACGTGCTAAAAATACCATTGATGGTAAAAATCCTAAAGAATGGATGGATTATATGCTAGATCATACCACCATTGTAACGGAGGATGATCCCGAACTAGAAGGATTTAAAGCAATGGAACGATTTGGAGTTATCCAACTTCGAATTCTCCCAGCTGTTGGAGCAGAACGTTTTGCTGAATATTTTTATAATAAACTAAATGATTTTGTTCAAATTGAAACAGAAGGACGCGTAAAAGTAGTTCAAGTAGAATTCCGCGAAAACGAAAAAAACACAGCATTTTATAAAGGATAATTATGGCAATAAAAAGAATAGAAGACTATAATAAAATTCTACCTATCGTAGAACTATACACTTGTATCCAATCAGAAGGTAGCCGTGCAGGTCGTCCTACTGTTGCTGTCCGCACCACGGGTTGTACCCACCGCTGTTACTTCGGTGAAGGTGGTTGGTGCGATTCATGGTACACAAGCATTCACCCTGAAAAAGGCAAATACAGCTTCCAGGATATTATTAATATTTACGATGCTAATCCTGAAATTAAGGAGATGATGCTAACGGGAGGTTCTCCTACTATGCATCCCACTATTGTAAATGAACTAACCCATTTTGCAAATGAAAGACAAATCATCATTACTATTGAAACTGAAGGCTCTGCTTTCGTCGAAACAGATTACCCTCTTGGCCTTATTAGCTTCAGCCCTAAATTTAGTAATAGCATACCTGTTTTGGGGGCTACTACACCCTTAGGAAGTATTGTAGATCAACGCTTTATTGACACTCATAATCGCTTACGTCTAAATAAAGATTCTATCAAGCAATCAATGGCTTATCACTCAGATTATCACATGAAAGTAGTAGTTAACCCTGTTGAGCGTCCAGATGTTTGGACTGAAATTAGAGCATTTATGGATGAACTGGAGGTACCAAAAGACAAGATCTGGATCATGCCCCCGGGTGATAATCGTGAAGAACTAATCCGTGTTTACCCTATGGTGATTAACTGGTGTACTGATAATATGTACAACTTCACAGGCCGTGAACACATCATTGCTTTTGATACTAAACGTGAAGTCTAATGCCCTACATAATTCTAAAACACACTACTATACAGGATACCCCCCGTACTATTTTAGTAAATGATAGCGAGGGTATTGCTATGGAATTTGATTCACTAGATTATGCTCTTAAGCTAACTGAATTATTTCAGGCTAATACTGCCTCAGGTAATATTTACGAAGTAAAAGAAATAAAATGATACCACACGGATACCTACAAAACCTACATCAACTTTGGGCTCTTAAAGTTCTTGAACCAGCTGGAGTTATAGCCGCTATTTATCCTTATGGATATAAGTTAAGTTATCTTAGTTTAGATGGGATAGGGATAGAAAAAGAAAATGAAAAATTTGAATTTCTTTATGGCAAAAGAATCTGAAAATATAGTTTGCCACAACTGTTTAGATACTGTGGCTTTTAAAACAGCATTTAGAGTAGAGAGGAATAACTTTGGTATTCCTCACTTTGTTTGGATTTGTAAAAAATGTAAAAAATGATAGAATTATATTCAGCACACGATATAGATATTAAAACTAAAATTATCGCCCAACAAATCTCTCGAGAACACCAATCCGATTCCACCCCAGTAGTGATGGTAGGGGTATTAAACGGAGCATTTATGTTTTACTCTGATCTAGTTAGCAACATGGACATTGATGTAGAATGTGACTTTATTCGAGTTAAATCATATTCAGGTAAAGAACGAGGTAGCATCCAACTAACTAAAGACGTTGAAACATCAATACATGGTAAACACGTTTATCTAATAGATGATATTTTCGATTCAGGAGCTACTATGAAATTTTTAGCTAAATATTTTAATTTAAAAGGAGCTAAAACAATTCATATCGTTACTTTAGTAAAACGAGCTAAAAATGAATTTAAACCTATTGAATCACATAGCTATGTAGCTTCATTTAGGCATGCTTTCGAATGCGAAGACGAATGGTTAATTGGTTATGGGATGGATTCAACCGGAGGTTATAAAAGAAATTTGAAGTCAATTTTTGCTCTGTAAAGATTGTTTCGTACATTTACGTAAAATAAGTTATATGGAAAACATTGAAAATAAACGTCGTAAGAAGTACGACAATATAGAGTGTGTTCAACCCGGCTTTGCCAATGGTGTTGCAGGAGATTTCCCACTCTCGGATGAGCAAAAACAACAGATGGTAGAAGAGGCAACCGAGCATTTTGGTAAGTTTCTTGATGCTTTAAAATGCGATTGGAGAAACGACCCTAATTCAATGGAAACCCCCCGTCGCGTAGCTAAAGCATACGTTTACGATTTGTGGAAGGGCCGCTACGAAAAATTCACTGAGATTACTTCATTCCCCTCAGATGGTTATGATGGGATTGTTATTGAACGTAACATACCTCTTACCTCTATGTGTTCGCACCATCACCAAACTATTAATGGTGTAGTTCATATAGGATACATTGCAGGTGAAAACGGACGAGTTATTGGATTAAGTAAACTAAACCGCATTGTAGAACATTTTGGACGTAGAGGAGCTATTCAAGAGCAACTTACAACAGCTATTCACCAAGCAGTAGATAAGGTTTGCGAAGATAATCGGGGTGTAATTGTAACTGTGGTTGCTACTCACTCTTGCGTATCTTGCCGAGGTGTAAAACACCAAGGAGCAGCAATGGTAACTACTAAAGCCTCTGGAGTGTTTATGGACAATAATAACCAAGCACGTAAAGAATTCTTCGACTCACTTAAAATCAACAACGGACATGTCTCAATTTAAAGATTTAATCACTATTGAACTAATTAATAGTTTAGGTAAACTTCGCTCATTCAATGATCGAGATGAAGCCACTCGTAATCCTGAAATGGATTGGGCTGAAATTACAGCAGAAAGAATCGCAAATTTATTTAATTCACAATATGTACCATTCGTCAGCGAGGTTGAAGAGTTCAATAGCTTAATGAATAAACCAAACAACTATGAACCAGTTATACCAGCCAAACATGAATGGGATTTTATCTACAACTTCATTCTGGAAGAACTTGAGGAGTATAAACATGCTTGCGAAACAGAAAACATCGTGGAAGTTTTGGATGCACTGTGTGACATTGCTTACGTATCCATTGGGAATGGTGCTATGCTTCATGGTCTTAAGGATAAAATTTGGCCAGCCTATATGGAAGTTCAGGCATCAAATCTTTCAAAAGCTTGCTCTACACAAGACGAGGCACAAAAGACTGTTGAAATCCGTTCACAAGAACAAGGCGAAGGCTGTCACTATGAACAGGTTGTTGACAAGTATATTGTATATCGTACTCGAGACAGAAAGGTAATGAAATCAGTAAATTACTTCAAACCAGATTTGAAGCAATTTTTTAGCTAATGAGTTATAAATCTTGTTTTGTTCAACCCCTTAAGGATAAAAACTATAAAGTTCACTTATGGGATGATGGTGGTTATCAAACATTTACGTGGCAATACTCTGCTTATCTAGAGTGCGATAGTCATGATGCTGATAAAAACATTAGAGGACTTAAACAAGAATCTCTTCGTAAAATAAACGGATGGGATAAAGACAATCCTAAATTACATTTTCACGATATGAGACCTTACCAAAGGTTTTTAATCGATATGTACGGGACAAATGACGAGCCTTCCGTAACCCACCAAGAAGTATTCTTTGATATCGAATGTGAAATGGGAGGAGCGCTTACAGAAGACTATATTCGAAGTGCTCCAAAACCAATCACCTCAATAGCTTGGTGGCACAAGCAAAAAGACGAATGGAAAATTCTTATTTTAGATAAAAAAGGTGAGCTACAACAAGATAAAGAGGGTAACAGAGAGATTATTCCTGTTAAAACAGAAAAAGCCTTACTTGAGGCATTCATAACACACCTCCGCGAAATTAATCCGGATATACTAGTTGGTTACAATAGCGATTACTTTGATATTCCTTACCTATACTACCGTATTTGTAATGTATTTGATAAAGAAGTAGCAAACATGCTGTCTCCAATCGGAATTGTAATGGATGAATCCGAATGGAATAGAGACGGTTGGCTTAAAATTGCGGGTATCGAGTCTTTAGACTACATGAAATTCCATAAAAAGTTTAGCTTTAAGGACGAACCATCATATAAGCTAGATGCGTTAGGAAAAAAGTACGTAAACATGGAAAAAATTACGTACGAGGGTAGTTTGGATCGTTTATTCAAAGAAGATAAACAAAAGTTTATAGCCTATAACTTTAGGGACGTAGAGATTTTAAAGGCATTGGACGAGAAATTCCAATACCTACCTTTGATAAAAAACCTAGCACATAAAGGTAAAATCAACTATTCAGACGTCTATAAAAATAGTATGATCCATGACGGAGCTATTTCAGCTTACTTATTATCTCAAGGTATTATACCTCCTCCAAGAGATAGAAACCCTATTATTAAAAAGAATTACGCAGGTGGTTACTTGTTTTGCCCTAAAGCAGGACTATATAAGTATATGTTTGACGAGGATTTAACCTCGCTATACCCTTCTATTATTAGGTCTTTAAATATTGGTAAGGAAACGTTAGTGGCTCGGATTTTAATTCCGGATGAGAAAGTAGTAGTAGAAAATAAAGAGATTTTTAATTGCAGGTACGGGTTAAATGATCTAATGAAAATGGATCCTAATCTTGAGTTTACGGTTCAAAATGCTAAACGTAAAACCATGCAGATGAAAGTCTATGAGATTATAAATCTAATTAGGGAATCTGGATTAGCGGTCTCGGCAAACGGGGTTTTATATAGAACAGATTTTGATTCGGTACTTAAAACGATTTTGGCAAAATGGTTTGACGAGAGAGTCGTCTACAAAGATAAAATGAAGCAAGCCTACAAAGCGGGCAACAAAGCAGACGGTGAAAAATTTCACTTGATGCAACATACCATGAAAATCCTTTTGAACTCTCTATACGGGGCTACAGCTTTGGGTTCATTTAGATATGGTAACGTAATTTTGAGTGAAAGTATTACTTTATCTGGTCAACGGATTATCCAGGAATCAGCTTTGTTTGCTAACACTCATATGAATAAAGTAATGAAGGGAGAAATAGAATTTTCTCAATCCCCCCAACCCAAATATCAAGAATCTGGTTCAATTCCAAATGAATTAAAAGAAACAATTTGGGATGAGAATAGTAAAAATTTTAGAAATTTAGCAACACACAATTTTGGATAATAAAAATAAAATAACACTATAATGGAAAATAAAATTTCAAAACAAACAATCAGATCAGGAGTATCTATTTTTTTATTAGATGAAAAACTTGATAAAGATACTATCATCAGTAAATCTGAAAAATGGTCAGATAAAGAGATATTATTCTTTAGGAAAATGCTTAGACAAGGGGGGCGCTTTAGTATTAAAGGAGAAAAATTCTATATTACTGTTCCCGAACAAATCTATAACCAAAAAGGTGAGATTGAAGGAGTATTCCATAATGAAGAGGAAAGCAACTCTTGATCTACACAGAGTTAAACACGCTGATGTTGAGGATAAGTTGATTGATTTTTTCTTTTGGCAAAAATTTGATTTTAAAGGGATAAATATTATAACCGGTAATTCTAAAAAAATGCAAGAAATAGTTATGGATTTCCTTGACAAATATGAATTTAAGTATTATATTTCGTCTCATAATTTAGGAGAAATAGTAGTAGTAGGATGATTAATTTAGAAAGTACACCTTGGTTTATTTGCAAGGAAGGGGACACTAACTATTGTGCCTACGTTGATACAGACTCCAATTATTATAATGCCGAGCCTATACTTAGACATCTTTATCCTAATTTTGATGAAATGGGTGAAGAGGAAAGAGACAACAAGCTTGAAGAAATTGCCCTTAAATATCAAGACTTAATTACGGATTATTATTCCGAAATGTCTACAGACGTATTTAACGTTCCTGTTCATCATTTTGATATGAAGACCGAATGTATAATTCGTTCGGCTTACTTTAGAGCGACTCGAAGATATGCTCAATGGATTACTAAAAAAGAAGGTGAAGTTAAAAACGAGCTAGATATTAAAGGTCTGGAGTTTATGAAAGCTAACTTCCCACCAATTTTTGGGAAATTTTTTAATAAGATTTTAAAATCTGCTCTTACAGGTACCCAACAAGGTGAAATTGATAAATGGCTTTTAGATTTTAGAAAATATATAATGTCTAAAGAATGCGATATTGCAATTTTAGGTAACCCAACTTCGGTAAAAACCCTAAATGCTTATATTCAAAGTGCACCTAAACCTGGAGAAATGTTTTCTTTAATTAAATCAAAAGCACCAGCTCCAGTTAAAGCAGCTATTAAATATAATGATTTATTGTCGTTTTGGGGTCTAGATAAACAACATTCTCGTATTGTACAGGGTGATAAGATTAAATGGATTTATTTAAGAGACAATCCATATAGAATTGAAGCACTTGCATTTTTAGATTTTGATATGCCAGAAAAGATTCGTATATTATTGGATGAATATGCAGATAAACACAAATCATTTGAATCGATTTTGGAAAGTAAGCTAGAAGGTTTTTACCATGACCTGGGTTGGTCATTAAATTTGAACCCATATAGAAATATGTTTTTTAGTTTTTAAAATATGATAAATAAAGGAGAACTACAGTCAACTATCTCAAAATATAATTTGGGAGGAATGATTGATGCTGTAAAATGGACAGTTCAAAATAAACATCTTACAATTAAATTTAACGCACCCACTAAGGATATGATTGGGGAGATAACGCATACTTCTTTTGATATAGAGGATTGCGAAATTGCTATTTATAATACCTCTCAGTTAGATAAACTGTTAGCTATTACCTCGGGTGATGTTAACCTACAATTAGAAAAAATAGGTAAAATATTTGGTAGATTAGTAATCGAGGATACAAATTATAAACTTAATTACTCACTATCTGATCTTTTATTAATCCAAAAACCAGGTACAGTAATGGACCCAGACAACTATATTGTTGAAAGTGTCCTCGAATCAGATGCTATTTCGGCTGTTATTAGGGCTAAAAATGCTCTACAAAGCGATAACGTAAACTTTACTATCACCACAAATTTTGATGGTGAGCAGGTATTAACAATGATATTTGGTGATAACTCAACACACACACATAAGGTGGAGTATATCGTTCCTAATACGGTTATAACGGGCAACCAATATAATTTCAACACCCCATTCAATTCTGAAATGATCCGCGTTATATTCGCAAATAACAAAGATGCGAATAAAGCCTATATGAGCTTAAATATAAATGGATTGCTTAGACTTATATTTGAGGGTGATAAATGGAAAAGTACTTACTATATTATAGGAACCACTAATTAATAATATTTATTATGGACATAAAATTGTAGCTAGGGCACAAAGTTATGTTAATGTTTAACCGCTGATCTTCGGACAGCACAAATTTAAAATGATATGAGTACATTATTTTTTGAGAGACATATCTCACCATTTGATCTCTTATTTAGAGATTTCTTTAAGTCTGAACTAGACTTTCAACCGGCTAATGAAGCCAAAATTTCCCACCCTGTAGATATTTACGAAAATAAGGACGGACTGCATTTCGAAATTGCATGTACGGGTCTTACTAAATCTGATATTGAAATCAATATCGAAGGGGATATCCTTAAAATCAGTTATAATAAATCAAAGGACGAAACATGTTGTGAAGTAGATGATTGCAAATACATTCACAAAGGAATTGCAAAGCGTTCTTTTAATTTAGGTTATAAAGTCGCTTCCAAGTTTAATCTCCCAGAATCATCAGCTGAAATGAAAGATGGACTTCTTAAGATTTCAGTACCGTTTGCTGAAGAATCAAAACCAAAATCACTTAAAATAAAGTAATAGTTTTCGATTAAAAACGTGCCCTAGCGCAATTTTGGTCGTATATTCACGTTATAATTAAATAAATGTTATGAGGACAAAAGAATCCAAACAGTACACTCGCTATATCAAAGACCCCCTAATTGAACCATACTATATTCAATTAGATGACTATTGTTATGCGGTGCAAAAAGGTATTACCGCTGGAGAAAGCGGTAAAGAATACCAACAAACCCTTGGATATTATACTAGTCTAAGCAATGCGCTTGAAGCCATTGCTCGAGATGAAGCTATGAGTGTCAGCTATGACACGATCCAAGAATTTATCAACACCTATAATCAAATCATGAATCGTTTAAGTAAAATCATTAAAATATGATTGAAGCACTCTACAACGCTGTCGTAGTACAGCCCATTGAACTAGAAGAAACAACCTATGGCAACATTGTTGTCCCGGATCTAGGCAATGAAAAAAATAAAACCGCTAAAGTAATCTCAATAGGACCAGGTGCTCCTTCAGTTATGGGAGGTATTTTACCTACAACTCTAAAAGCTGGAGATGTGGTAGTACTACCTACTATGGGATTTACCAAATTCGAATACAAAGGAGAAGAGTATTGGATTGGTCGTGAAAACGATATTCTAGCAAAAATTTCTCCTGAACTAACTCCTATTGAAGAAGTATTAGCTCAAACCCAAGTAACCGATAAAGAAAAAGAATATTTAACAAATGAGTAAAGTAATTGAATTTGGTCCTGAAGCACGTAAACAACTAGTTTCAGGCATTGATAAACTAGCAGATGCTGTAGTAGCAACTCTAGGACCTAATGGTCGTAACGTAGTAATCGTTAACGAGATGGGTCAGGTACAGTCAACCAAGGATGGTGTAACTGTAGCTAAGTCTATTTCTCTAAAAGACAATATAGAGGAAGTAGGCGTTAAAATGGTAAAACAAGCAGCTATTAAAACTGCTGATGTAGCAGGAGATGGTACTACTACCTCAACCCTGCTAGCTCGTGAAATGGTTAAAGCTGGTTTAAACCACTTGAATAACGGAGCTAACGCTGTAGAAATTAAACGTGGCATTGATGTTGCTGTTAAACAAGTAATCGAGGAACTTCGTATCAATATTAAAGAGGCTGTCTCAAATGAGGAGCAACTAGAGCAAATTGCTACAATCTCAGCTAACAACGAATTGGAGATAGGTAAGTTGATTTCAACTGCTCTAAATAAAGTAGGACGTGAAGGTGTAGTTTCTATCGAAGAATCTAAATCAGGTGAAACATACCTTGAAACAGTAGAGGGTATGCAATTTGACCGAGGTTACAAATCACACTATTTTGTAACTGACAATAATTCAATGTCAACCTATCTTGATAATCCGTTTATCCTTATTGCTGATAAGCGTTTCACAACCGTTAAAGATCTTCTTCCTATTCTAGAGGGAGTATCTAACCAAAATCGTCCCTTATTAATCGTTGCCGAAGACGTTGAAGGTGAAGCACTTGCTACACTGATCGTAAACAAGGCACGCGGTACAATTAAAGTAGCAGCTGTTAAAGCTCCCGACTTTGGTGATCGCCGTAAGTTAATTTTGGACGACCTTGCAATTTTGACAGGAGGTCAGGTATTTAGCACCGATAAGGGTATGCGGCTTGACAAATTCAGTTGGGATTGGTTCGGATCAGCCCGAAGCGTAACAATAACTAAAGACCAAACAACCATTATAGATGGAAGAGGAGAATCTGAGTCAATACAAGCACGTATTGAAGAACTTCAACAGCAAATCGAAAAAGCAAAAACCCCTTTCGAACAAGAAAAACTCCAAGAGAGGCTTGCGAAATTCGTTGGAGGAGTAGCTATCGTTCATGTCGGTGGAAACACTGAAACAGAAATCAAAGAAAAGAAAGACCGTGTAGAGGATGCCCTTTACGCAACTAAAGCCGCTATTGAAGAGGGCATCGTCCCAGGGGGTGGTGCTGCTCTAATTTATGCTAGAGAGGCAATCGATCGCTCAAATATCGGAGCAGAGATTGTTTGGAAAGCTTGTGGTAAACCATTTGAGCAAATTCTTGTAAATGCTGGTTTTAGTCCTACCGAAGCACAAATGGTAGGTTTACAACTAGATCTAACTAACACTTGGTTAGGCTACAACATCAAAGAAGAAGTTGTTGTAAACATGAAAGAAGCAGGTATCATTGATCCAGCTAAAGTAACTCGCACCGCACTTGAGAATGCAGCTTCAGTAGCAGGTACTATCCTTTTAACCGAATGTGTTATTGTTGATAGTCCCGAAAACAAGAAAGAATCTGATCCAATGGGTGGAATGGGAGGCATGTTCTAATGGAATCCCAACAAGTAGAAAGAAATATTCAAATCGCTGAGAGAGTTCCACCTGGTGACAGGTGGAAACTCCTTAACGGTGAGAAAATTTATGATTCATTAACTGAGGTGTTAAATGCTTGGTACCAACAAGCAACCTCTAAACCTCAAGCATTTAGGCTTGAGCCTATTAATGGGAAGTTGTATATTATTACAACCGAAGAAATAGAAATTCCAAAACCTGAACCCAAGAAGTACGACCTATATGGTGATTTCGAATAAAGAACATACTCTATTAGTTGAAAAATATAGATCTACTAAACTAGAGGATTATGTAGGTAACGAAAATATTAAGGCAACTATATCGAAATATTTATCACAGAACGATATACAAAACCTAATATTCTATGGCCCACCTGGAACTGGTAAAACTACTCTTGCTAAGCTCATTGTTAATAACCTTAACTGTGACCATCTTTATATCAACGCCTCAGACGAAAGGGGAATTGAAACAATTAGGGACAAAGTGTCGGGATTTGCTTCATCGGCTTCGTTCAAACCTCTCAAGGTAATTATTTTAGATGAGGCTGATTTTTTAACTATTCAGGCTCAGGCATCACTTCGAAATGTAATCGAAACATTCTCTCGTAGTACTCGTTTTATTTTAACTTGTAACTATATTGAGCGTATAATTGACCCTTTACAGTCAAGATGTCAGGTACTCAAAATTGTACCTCCTTCTATGAGAGAGGTAGCATCTCATATAGCAGGTATTTTAGATAATGAAAATATTGAATGGACTAAGGAAACACTAGGACCTATTGTTAAGCAATATTACCCTGATATCCGTAAAATCTTAGGTACAGCTCAGTTATCTACCATTGATAATAAACTAGTTTTAGACAAGTCAATACTAGTATCAAATAACTATATTGAGCAAGTAATAAACGAGCTTAAAACCGGAAAAAACTGGAAAACTATCCGTCAGATAATAGCTGACTCCAATATCAATGATTATGATGAATTATTTAAAGCGCTTTACGATAATGTTTCTACTTATGCTCCTCAGTCCGAAGGAATGGTTACGATATACATTAATGAACATTCGTACCAAGCTAATTTTAGGATCGATAAAGAAATAAACATGATGGCTTGTATAGCCCAAATTATACAAGTGCTATGAACTACCAGGTTATAACTACTAATGATAAATTATTTAAAGTAGTTAGAATTTTAAGAGAAGATAAAGAATGGGATTTAGATATCCTAAGACAACTTTGGCATTGTAGTCATACCTTTAAAAAAGAAGGAATTATATATTTTGTAAGAGAAATAGAAGACGTAGAGTATGAAACACTTCCTTAAGTATACTGTAATTTGGATTAGCCAAAACCTTTCCATACCTTTCTGGATGGTTGGACACGTACACTTAAGTGTAAATATCTACCAAGACCTACACGAAATAATCGCTAGTGTAGGTATGAATTTAATAGTAGCGATTGGTTTTATAATAGATTATCTAGAACAAAGAAAAAATGGATCAACAAACCCCTAAACTAAACATCGACCTTAAAAACACAGAAAAAGTAGAAACACCAGACGGTAACTACGTAGTGGCTGAAGGTATTATCCTTCGTAAAGCATCTCGCTTTGCTGTGGGTACCGATAAGGATGCTCTCATCCCTATTCCAATATTTTATGATGTTAAAACCGGCGCAATTTTAAAAGAAACTCTACCAGGTGACATCAAAGACGACTACCCGGACGCTATTTGATTGGCTGGAGGAAATAACAGTTAAAAAAACTCTTCCGAACGATTTCAGCGAAGAGTCATGGGACTCATTCAACTCTTATATGGTTCATAGATATTTATCGATGGATATAAATTACATAGAAATTGTAAATTATGTTCAAAAGATAAATCCACAGAATAAAAAACAAATTTATACCATTTACAGAGAAATGATCCCAAAGAAAAAAGTTTGGTTAAAATATATCAAACCTAGTAAGAAACAAAGACCACCAAGTATAGCAGAATACATAGCAAAATATTATGAATGTAGTTTAGGCGAAGCCGATCACTACATTGATATAATTCGAGAACCGGGTGTTCGACATATTTTATGGCAAATGGGAATTGATCAAAAAGAACAAGATAAATTAGTAAAAACTCTCTAAATGGAAGAACAAGTAGGTTACGGAAACAACAAAGCAGTTACAGATTTCGAAAAAACATACCCTGAATTAGCATATGAATTTCAACAGATTCAAAAAGAACAATATGAATTGTTTGCTAGTAAAATGATGGACTATGGTCTTTCAAATATTTCTTTAGGTTCTACCTTAGAAAAAGAAGAAGACATTAGTCTATCTATTACAGGTATTTGGCTACGATGTAATGATAAGATTAATCGTTTAAAAAATATGCTTCAACGTAATGGAAAAAATTACGTTAAAGGAGAAGCAATGATTGATAGTTTTATAGACATTTCTAATTACGGGATTATAGCCCAGTTAGTTATGAAAGGTAAGTGGAAATAAATGGAACCCTGGAATAGAACAATTGTAGAAGAAAAATACCATTATCTTCGGAATACCCCTTCAGATATAAATGAACATTTTCCTATTATAAAATGTTACACTGAAGAATGTGAATCAGTTTTAGAATTAGGAGTTAGATGGATAGTTGCTTCTTGGGCTTTTTTAGCTGGTAAACCTAAAGTTTATACAGGTTTTGATGTTGAACATCCATCTAAGTTTGGAGCTAGTTTAGATGAATTAAAAAAAGGAGCTGAACAACAAGGAACCCAATTTGATTTTATCTTAGGGGATGACTTAAACCCTGAAATATACAATCAATTACCCAATTTCGATCTTATTTTTATTGATACAGATCATACCTACCAGCAAGTAAAAAATGAGTTAGAAGTATATCATTCAAAAGCAAATAAATACCTTATGCTTCATGATACTGTTTCCTTTAGAAATGGTGGGTTTGGAGGAGATGAAAAAGGTATTTGGGCTGCTATTATGGAATTTTTATTTTACCACGAAGAATGGGAGTTGTGGGAATCATTTGCTAATAATAATGGTTTAACTATTTTAAAAAGAAAATGATTAGTTTTATAATCCCTACTATCTATAAATCTCCTAGATTAATTCAACTACTTTATGATTTAAATAGTTGTAATTATGTAAATGAAGTATTAGTTATAGAAGATGCTCCTAGCAATGGGATGTTAAATAATTTTGTTTTAGAAAAAGTTAAAATTATTCCTTTTACTGAAAAAAGACATTGTAATGGATCTTGGAATTATGGGATAACTCAAATTAAAAATTATTATTATGCCTTATGTAATGATGATATAAATTTTAACTCTAAAATTATCATTGATGTTATAAATTTCTATAAACAACATCCCCAAACTGGTTTTATAGGAATGCACCCCAGTCAATTTGAAACACAAATTGAACCCTTTATTTATGGTTTTGAAAGAAAACTAGGTATAGAAACAGTTAATGGTTGGGGGTGTTTAATTTTTAATCATAAGTTAAATGATGTTATAATACCTAATGATTTAAAACATTGGTGTGGTGACACTTATTATTTAAACTATAGTAAATTTCCTAATTATAGCTATTTAGGAGAAAAAATTTATACAGAAATGTCAACTTCTTTATCTTCTGAAGTACTTAAAATTGGAGAACAAGACCAAAAAACTTATATTGAAAAATACTTAAATAAATAAGTTTTGGCTAAAAAGAAAATACCCTCCATAGTTAAGGAAGTACAACGATTCACACCTCCTGAAATTAACTATAGCTTTCAAAAGCAAATCTCATTTAGTCAGTTCTCTATGTTTGAGAGCTGCCCCCATAAATGGTCACTGCAATATAGAGATGGGCATTATACGTCGGAAGTATCGATTCATATGACATTTGGTACAGCAATGCACACGGTATTGCAAGACTATTTAACTGCGTTTTATAACGTGAGTAAAACAGCAGCGGATCAAATTAATTTAGAGGAGCAATTTGAAGAAAAACTTAGAGAAGGATATAAAGCTGATTATGAACGAAATAAAAAGGAACATTTTTCATCGTCTAAGGAAATAAGAGAATTTTATGAAGATGGTTTAAGTATTCTTTCTTGGTTTAAGAAAAATAAGGGTAAATATTTTAGTAAAAGAGGTTGGTGGCTAGTAGGGATTGAAGTACCTATTATTCTTCAACCAAACCCTCTTTACCAAAATCTATATTATAAAGGATTTTTAGATGTTGTTTTGTATAATGAAACACTAAATAAAATAAAGATTATAGATATTAAAACTTCAACTCGAGGTTGGAGAGATAAAGAAAAAAATGACGAGGTAAAAATGATGCAGCTAATTCTCTATAAGAAATTTTTTAGTGAATTATACGGGTTTCCCATTGATGATATTAATATCGAATATTTTATTGTTAAACGAAAATTACACGGGAACCCTGAATTCCCAGACCCTAGAGTACAAACTTACATACCAGCTTCTGGTAAAATAAAACTTAATAAAACAACAAAACGTTTTCAAGAGTTTATAGAAATGGCTTTCAATAAAGATGGTACCCATAATATGGGACCTCAATTAAAAAATCCCTCAAAATACAATTGCACATACTGTTTATTTAAAAATAATAAAGAATTGTGCGATAAAGGATTATCTTAAATAATCCCAATATATTTATATATGTTATATTAATTAAAAAACAATGTTATGAGTAAAAAGGACATGACACTTACGAGTGTAAAAATCCAAGGTGACTTATTTGATGAATTCAAAATTTCTTGCGTTCGTCACAAATTTTCGTTTCAAAAACTTGCCGACCGCGCAATTCATTTGTACCTTACAAATGAAACGTTTAGAAAACAAATCCATAGTCACAACGATTTAGATATTTAAAATTTATGAAAGAAGGTTATTTACCAAAAGATCAAAGGAAAAAAATTCTTTTGATGTGCGATGATATTAGAATGCCATCAGGTATTGGAACAGTAGGAAAAGAATTAATAATTGGGACATCCCATAGATACAATTGGGTAAATATTGGAGGAGCTATCCAACACCCTGATGCTGGTAAACGTTTAGATTTAAGTGTTGATACTAATATAAATGCTGGGATTGAAGATTCAAGTGTATTTCTTTACCCAGTAAATGGTTATGGTGATGCTGCTCTTTTAAGAAATATTATTAGTATTGAAAAACCAGATGCTATTTTCTTAATTACAGATCCACGTTATTGGGTTTGGTTATTTTCTATTGAAAATGAAATTCGTAAAGAAATTCCTATTGCTTACTTAAATATTTGGGATGACCTCCCAGCCCCATATTATAACCAGGCATTTTACGAATCATGCGATGCTTTGTTTGGAATCTCAAAACAAACAGTTAATATTAATAAACTTGTTTTAGGTGATAAAGTTAAAAATAAAATTATTAAGTACGTTCCTCATGGTTTAAATCCTAAAGTATATTTTCCAATTGAGAATAAAGAACAAGATAAAGAATTTATTGAATTTAAAAAGCAATTATTTAAAGGTAAAGAATATGAGTTTGTAGTATTTTTTAACTCTAGAAATATCCGTCGTAAACAAGTACCTGATACTATATTAGCTTTTAGACAATTTGTTGAGGAATTAACCCCTGAACAAAGGGAAAAAGTAGTACTAATGCTTCATACTGAACCTATTTCGGAACATGGTACTGATCTTTTAGAAGTAATCCAAACACTTTGCCCTTCTTATTGTAATATTATCTTTACAGAAGGTAGATATGATAACAAACGAATGAATTATTTATATAATTTATCAGATGTTCAAATTCTACTTACATCAAATGAGGGGTGGGGTTTATCACTTACAGAAGCACTTTTAGTTGGTAATCCTATTATTGCTAACGTAACAGGTGGAATGCAAGACCAAATGCGCTTTGAATTTGAAGATGGTACTTGGATTGATTTCGATGCGGATTTCCCTTCAAACCATAGAGGTACCTATAAAAAACATGGTAAATGGGCCTTTCCAGTTTATCCTACGAATAGTTCAATCCAAGGTTCTCCTCCAACTCCTTATATATTTGATGATAGATGTAGTTGGGAAGATGCATCTGAATGTATTAAAGAAGTTTATAACTTATCCTCTAAAGAAAGAAAAGTAAGAGGTAAAGCTGGTAGAAAATGGGCTTTATCTAATGAAGCCGGATTCACTCAGGAACACCAAGCAAATCGTATTATTGAAAGTATGGATAAGTTATTTTCTATTTGGACTCCTAGAGAAAATTTTGAACTTATTAATGCTAATACCTATCAAAAACCAATTCTAAACCATAAATTAATCTACTAATATGAGTAAAAATACGTTTTATATAAGTTGCCCGTTTGACACATATAGTGGTTATGGGGCCCGCTCTAGAGATTTAATTAAAGCTATTATAGAATTAGATAAATACGATGTTAAATTAATCTCACAACGTTGGGGAAACACACCCTGGGGATTTATCAAAAATAATCCTGAATGGTCATTTTTAAATAATCATCTACATAACCACCCTCAATTAACTGAACAACCCGATATTTGGATGCAAATTACAGTTCCAAACGAATTTCAACCCGTTGGTAAATTCAATATTGGTTGTACCGCAGGTATGGAAACTACTTTGGTAGATGGGAGTTGGGTAGAAGGAATTAATAGAATGAACATTAATTTAGTCTCCTCAGAACATTCAAAACAATCTTTTCTTAACTCAACTTATGAAAAAAAACACACTAATGGGCAATCATTGGGTCAGATTAAAGTAGAAAAACCAATTGAAGTATTATTTGAAGGAGCTAACATTGATATTTACAAGGTATTAGATATTTTACCTAAAAATGAATTACATAATTCAATTACTTCTCTTCCTGAATCATTTGCTTATTTGTTTGTAGGACATTGGATGCAGGGTGATTTAGGTCAAGATAGAAAAAATGTAGGTTTGTTAATTAAAGCTTTCTATGAAACCTTTAAAAATAAAACCAAAAAACCAGCACTCATTTTAAAAACAAGTGGTTCTGGTGCTTCCTATATGGATCGAAATGAACTTTTAAAAAAGATAAATCAAATTAAAAAAACTGTAGTTTCAACTAATTTACCTAACATTTATCTTTTACATGGTGAGTTTACTGATATTGAAATGAATCAGTTATATAATCATCCTAAAATAAAAGCTATGGTTAGCTTAACTAAAGGTGAAGGATTTGGCAGACCACTTCTTGAATTTAGCTTAACTAAAAAACCAATTATAACTTCGGGATGGTCAGGACATATTGATTTCCTAAACTCAGAATTCACTTCTTTACTCCCTGGTAGATTGGAAAATGTTCATGATTCCGCGGCTGTACCTAATATGATTCTAAAAGAAAGCCAATGGTTTTCAGTAGATCATGGGGCAATAGGACATTACCTAAAAGATGTATTTGAAAACTATAAAAAGTATACTAATGGGGCTAAACGTCAGGCATTTAAAAATAAAAAGGAGTTTAGTTGGGAAGCTATGAAAAATAAAGTAAATGAATTATTTACTCAACATATTCCTGATTTACCTAAAAAGGTAGAACTTAAATTACCTAACTTAAAAAAAATTGAATTACCTAAAAAACTAAAAGTAGAATAATGGCTCACCCATCACAACAAATATTTTTCCAATCAGTTAAAGAAAAATATCCTTCATTTTTTTCAGATGTAAAAGTATTAGATATTGGATCTTTAGATATTAATGGTAGTATTAAACATTTATTTAGTGCCCCTTATTATTATATAGGTGTAGATTTATTTGAAGGGAACAATGTTGATGTAGTATGTCCTGGTCATTTATATGACAGTGGATTCCAGTTTGATGTTGTTACATCAGCTGAATGTTTTGAACATGATTTTTATTATGCTAGAACTATTAATAATATGATTAGGTTACTAAAATCAGGTGGGTTAATGATATTGACTTGTGCTTCTACTAATAGAGCAGAACACGGTACTTTAAGAACAACACCATCTGATGCTCCTTTTTTACAACATATGAATGAAAAATGGGCTAATTATTATAAAAATTTAACCGAAGATGATATAAGAGCAGTTATTGATATTGATAAACATTTTGAAACTAATGAATACATGTTTATAGAACAGCCTTGTGGATTTGGAGGAAATGATTTATACTTTTACGGAATTAAAAAATAAAAAAATAAAATAATGGATAATTTAATAACATGTGAACGTTGCGGGTCAGATGCCTGCTATTGCCAAGAAGTAAATTCTGAAATTAAACTCTATCATTGCTATGGTTGTGGATTTATGGCTAACACCGCTATGGTTAGTGGTTCAGAATTTTTAGAACAACAAATGACTGTACTCCCTGAACTCTATAAAGAATTAATGGGTGAAGACGATAACGGAACTATTTGGATGCCATCAGTAGTAAACCTTCCAGATAAAGGAATGGTATTTGCTGATGGTCCTAATGGACAAAATTGGAATTGGGGTGCTGTAAAAGCTACTCTTATGTCAGATAAAGAAAAAGCTAAATTTAAAGCTAAAGGAAAAGAGTACGATTATAAAATGGATATGACTACGCTAAAACATTTTCCTGAACGTGAGTATATGGAAGCCCTTTCGTACATTGGCGTATTGCCTGAATGATATGAAAATAAGTTACGCATTAACGGTCTGTAATGAGCTAGTAGAGATACAGCGACTGCTTCCTTTCTTGATTGAAAATAAGAGGAAAGAAGATGAGATTGTTATTTTCTATGATTCCAATAATGGAACTAAAGCAGTAGATGAATATCTAAGAAGTATATCATCCGATACCTTTGCCCAATTCCGTTTTATACATTACCACTTTGATGGGCATTTTGCTAATATGAAGAATGCTTTAACTGAAGCATGCTTAGGTGATTACATATTCCAGATTGATGCTGATGAGGTACCTAACACACACCTACTTCAATCCCTACCCACCCTTCTAGAGGCTAACCAAATAGAGGTACTTAGAGTACCTAGAGTAAACACAGTTCATGGTTTAACACCAGAACATACCCAAAAGTGGGGATGGACTGTTGATAATCACGGAAGGGTTAACTGGCCTGATTTACAATGGAGGATCTATGCTAATAACGGAAAGATCAAGTGGAAAAATAAAGTACATGAAGTGTTAGAAGGATACCAAACTTATGCTATATTACCTTTAGAAATAGAGTTTAGTTTAAGCCATCATAAAGATATTAAGAGACAAGAAAAACAAAATTTATATTATAATACACTATGAGCGACCGAAAATATCTACCAACATTAAGTGAATTAATCGATAGATTAAGTATTACACAACTAAAAGAAGTATTTATTATAGAACACAAAGCAGAATATGCAGCTGAAATAGCTGACATTGTGCATGATATTCAGTTACATCTTAACGAAAGTAAAGAACCAATTACAGCTGATACAATCAGAGCAATTGTAGTATTATCTCAAATGAACTTACACATTTGGCATAACGAATCAAATGTAAGAAGTGGTAAATCTGGGGCAAATGCTTTAGTATTAACTCATGGTTTAAACGGTATTCGCAATACTGCTAAAAACCAAATTCAAGAGGTAATGGGTGGACGTAAAGACTATAAAATTGATTGTTTAGCAGCAGATTTTAAAGATTGGGAAATTTCTTGGAAAAACAAATAAACAATGAAAGTATTTTGCGACTTTAAAACACCAGGATATTTTGATTATTATATTGAAAGATATAAAAATTATCCTATTGATTTATATGTTGATTATACTAATATCACAAATTTAGATAAAGATAGAATAAATATATTTTTATTGCATGAACCAAATGAATTCTTTGGTATTCATACTTGGGTATGTCATAATTATCATCACTTCCACGCTATTATATCTTGGAATAAAGATGTATTAAATTATTGTTCTAACGCAATTGAATTTCAGTGTAGTTGGAGAGAAAATGATAATCGTGCTTTTGAATTTTTAGGTAAAAAAAAGTTTGAAGTATCCTATTTATGTGGAACTAAAAACTTAACTGAAGGACATCAGCTTAGACAAAAAATATACACTCAATTAAAAAATAAAATTAAAATTCCTAATAAGTGGTATTATGTATTAGATGATTTTGATCATAAAACAGGTACACGCCCGGGATATGCTGAATATTCTAAAGACTTATCCCATGTTCCTATTGAATACAAAAATGACCCTCTATTTTATGGTAAAAAATTCCTATATAAAAATACGATGTTTAGTATTGGGGTTGAAAACCTAAAACAAGAAAACTGGTTAAATGATAGAGGATGGTCGTGTTTTGCTTCTAAAGTTATTCCAATATACTGGGGATGCCCTAATTTAGAAGAATTTGGATATGATGAGAGAGGTATTATTAGGTTTAATAATGTAGAAGAATTATCATATATACTAGATAATTTAACCGAAAAAGACTACTATGATAGGTTACCTTATATTGAATATAACTACCAGGTAAATAAACAAGATACTATCCAAAATAAATTAAATTACATCCTAGATGAAATAATTAAACTAAATAACATATGATAGTTAAAAACAATATTTTAATTAGAGATAGGCATATTAATATAGAAATCTTAAACCCTATAACCCATTGGTAATGATATTTCCTGAAGTAAAAATATATGCACCAGATGTTTACACTGATTTTAGGGGTGACTTATGGACGTTATGGCATAAAGATAAATTTGAACCTAAATTAGATTTTAACCACGATAAAGTATCTACATCAAGACACAATGTATTAAGAGGAATCCACGGCGATAATAAATCGTGGAAATTAATTACTTGTTTATATGGTGAAATGTATTTTGTAGTCGTTGATAATAGACCTGAATCACCAAACTATTTAAAATGGGATTGGATAATATTAGATGATAGAACTAAAAAATCAGTATTAGTACCTCCTATGTTTGGAAATGGATTTCTAGTGTTAAGTAACCATTCAGTATTCCATTATAAATGGGCTTATGATGGTGAATATGCTGATGTAGGTCAACAATTTACATTAAAATGGAACGATTCACGAATAGGAATAGATTGGCCTATTAATAATCCAATTTTACAAAAACGTGATAAATAGTTGGAAATACAAAATAAATTAATTATATTTAACAAAAATAACAATATGAAAAAAGCACTTATTATTACTTGGGAAAAATTCCAAGATCATGAATTGATTTACCCTTATTATAGTTTAAAAGAAGCTGGTTACGAAGTAACATTAATGGCTAATAAAGTAGGTAAAATCTGGGGTTCATTAGGTACACACATGCCTTGTGATGTTGAAACATCTATCTTCTTAGACGAAACAACAAGACAACAATACTTAAATGAATATGAAATCCTACTACTACCAGGGGGAGTTAAAGCACTTGAAAAAGTAAGACAAGAACAAGGTGTACTACAGTTTATTAGAGAATGGAATACATCTAACAAAACAATATTCTCAGTATGTAATGGGGCCCAATTATTAATATCAGCTAAAATATTACAAGGTAGAACATTATCTGGGTATTATAGTATTGATACTGATATCGAAAATGCGGGTGCAACCTACAGTAGAGGTCCGGTAGTAGTAGACGGTAATATTATCTCATGTCCACACTATGACTTTATGGGTGATTGGATGAGAACAGCTTATCAAGTACACAACGAAAGAAAAGCAACAAATGAGTAATTACAATACAAATATAGTTAAGAAGCCTTGGGGTTATGAATATCTCGCTTACGAAAACGAATATGTCGCTATCTGGTTTTTATATATTAAACATAACCATTCTACCTCTTTTCATTGTCATCCTAATAAAACAACAGGATTAATATTATTGGATGGACAAGCTGAAACGTCATTCTTAAACAATACAAATAAGCTCAATCCAACTAATAAGATAATGATTCGTAAAGGATTATTTCACTCAACAAAGGCAACTGATGAAAGAGGTGCTTGGATATTTGAAATTGAAACACCAGTTGATAAGCAAGATTTAGTTAGATTTAAAGACAGCTACGGCAGAGAAGGTAAACCATACGAAGACGAAACGTTTGAAATACCTAAAGCCGAAGATTGCTTATGGATTAAAAACACACCAGAGATATATAACTTTGCTAACTGTATACTTGACGTTAAAAATATTACTGACGTAAATGAATTTACAGATATAGATGATTTATTAAACGTGATGTTTCTAAAAGGTGGGTTAGTAACTGACTACGATCAAAAAGTAGCAGGACCTGGAGATATTGTATTATCTTCAACGATTAAAGAATTAACTGAGGTATTTAAGAAAGTAGATCCTAGTACATTAATAATGATAATAAAACAACAAAATGGCTAATTTTTATCCTCCTGGATATAAAAACGACAGAATAGTAGTTGCCGTTGATTTTGACGGTGTATTACACAATGCTGATCAAGGTTGGGGTGATGGTACATGCTATGGAAATCCAATTCCTGGATCTATAGACGCTATTAAAAAACTATCTGAAACCTATGATGTAATCATATTCACAGCTAAAGCAAAACCAGATCGCCCTTTAGTAGACGGTAAAACCGGTACTATGTTAGTAACGGAATGGTTTCAAAAATATGGTATTATAAATTGTATTAAAGGTATTACTAGCGAAAAACCAAGAGCAGAATTATATATTGATGATAATGGATATCGTTTTCAAAATTGGGATGATACTTTAAAATTTGTAGAAAATGAGTTATAGATTAGACGTTTTTAAAAAAGCATCATTTTGTAGACATTTTGAAAACCAAGTTTATCAAAATGCACAAAAGAAACACATTAAGTTTCCTATGTACCTATCAGCAGGACAAGAATATATTCCTGCAAGTATAGCTACTATATTAGAGAAAAAAGGTATTGAACCTAATATCTTCATTCAACACAGAGGACATTCAACATACCTTTCATTCAATGCTTCACCCATTGAATTGATTGATGAATTACTAGGTAGAAAAACAGGATGTGCTGGTGGGATGGGAGGGTCAGCTTCAATTCATTCACACGAAAAGAATATATTTGGCCATGATGGATTAATGGGTAGTCAAGTCCCTATTGCTGTTGGGCATGCTTATGAAACTCGTAAACCTACAGTTGTAGTAATGGGAGATGCTTCCGCGGAAGAAGATTATGTTATGGGTGCTTTAGGTTGGGCTTCAACTAAAAACTTACCTATCCTATTCATAGTAGAAGATAATAACTTATCTATATTAACTGAAAAGAAAGTAAGACGTAACTGGGAAATGGATGATATTGCTAAAGCATTTAAAATAAAAGCATTTAACATATCAGATGATCCATTAGTGATTAATATGCATCTTAAAGATTATAACTTTGAAGGCCCAATGCTATTAAACATTAATACAAACAGAAAATATTGGCATTCAGGTGCGGGTCAAGATGAAGATAATTTTGATCGTTACGAAAATGAACTCAAAGCATTAGGAGAAGAAGCAAACCAAATTGATTTAGAAAATAAACAATTAGTAGAAAAATTATGGCAACAACAGTTAGAGATACAATAAAAGAAATTACCCGTAAACATCTTACTACAGATCAAGGTAAATGTTATGGTCAATGCCTTACTGCTGTAGGTTGGGTAGGTGGGACTTTACCTGAAATATATGAAGATGGAGGTATGGTTGAATTTTCAATGGCCGATGTTGCTGGTGGTGCTATTGCTACTGGTATTGCTTTAGCAGGCGGTAGACCTATTTATGTAGTTCGTTATCAAGGATTTCAATGGTATAATTTAGCTTCAGTAGTTAATTATGCTGCTAAATCTAAAGAAATTTGGAATCGCCCCTGTCCTATCTTTGTAAGAAGTATTGCTATGGAAGGCGGAGTAGGTCCTGTAGCAGGTTCATCTCACCACTCAATGGCTCAACGTATGCCTGGAATTAAAGTTATAGCTCCTATGACACCAGGTGAATACCAATCTGCTTATGATTCTTTTATGCTTGATGATGATCCTTACTATATTTCAGAACATAGAAAATCCTATGACAACACTGAAGAATTAGAAAATACAATCCACCCAGTAGCTGATTTTACTATATTTCCTATTTCTATAACTCGTTTAGAAATGAAAAAGCTAGTTCAATTAGCTGAACAAGAAGGGATTAAATTAAATATTATTCATCAACTTTGGATTAAACCCTTTATAGTAGAAAATAGTTGGAAAATAGCTTTAGATAATTCTAAATACGGTGGTTTAGTTACAGATGATGATTATGTAGAAGGAACAGCTAGCAGTATAGCTAATGAGTTAAGCTTGGCAACTAATAAAAGAGTTTATACATTAGGCCTAGAACCACGGACTGCTGGATTTCACCCATCAGTAGATAATTTACCCCCAACAGCTGAAAAAATACTTGAAAAACTAAAACAAATAAAAAATGGAATATAGTTGGCCTCTTATTAATGATAATATCACTCAAGGTGATAGAAAAGTATTAGCAGATTTTTGTTTACATGGTGAACGTTTTACAAACGGAGCTAAAGTAAAAGAATTTGAAAAGATTTGGTCTGAATGGTTAGGTGTTAAGCATTCAGTAATGGTTAACTCAGGAGCATCTGCAAACTATATTTCAATTGCGATGGTTAAAGAGTTAAAAGGTTTAGGTGAAGTAATTGTTCCTCCTATTGGTTGGGTTTCTGATTTGGCTTCAGTAGCTCAACTTGGAATGACTCCTGTAATTGTAGATGTTAGTTTAAATGATTTTAACATTACAGCTGAAAATATTAAAAACGCTATTACTCCAAAAACAAAAGCAATTGTATTAGTTCATACTTTAGGATTTCCAGCTATTAATGATGAAATTATTAAGTTAGCTAAAGAACATGATTTAATTTTAATTGAAGATTGTTGTGAAGCACATGGTGCTACTTATAAAGATAAAAAAGTAGGTTCATTCGGAGATATTTCACTATTCTCGTTTTATTTCGGTCACCATATCACTACTATTGAAGGTGGTACTGTTTGTGTAAACGATGATAAATTATATGATTTAGCTAAATTGTTCCGTTCACACGGAATGACTCGTGAAGCTTCCCAAGAACTACAACGTGACTACCAGTTAATGTACCCCAACCTAAACCCATTGTTTACTTTCGCTGTAGCCGGGTTTAATATGCGCTCAACCGAATTGAATGCTGTATTGGGTATAGAGCAAATGAAGCGCTTAGACAGCAATATAGAAATAAGAACTCGTAATCTCCATTCTTGGTTAGATAATCTTGATAATTCTAAGTTTATGACTTCATTTCCAACTCAGGGCAGTAGTAATTTTGCTTTACCCTTAATGATGCAAAGCATTATTCGTGATAAACTTAAAGATGTTTGTCACATCTTAGAAGAAGAAGGAGTTGAATATCGTTTAGGTACTGCTGGTGGTGGTAACCAAGCACTTCAACCTTACCTTAAAAAGTTTCCTCATCGTATAAGTGGAGCTTTAGCTCATGCCGACTATGTTCACTACAATGCTTTGTATGTAGGTAATCATCCAGAATTAACTGAGGAACAAATTATTAATCTTTGTAAAAAACTAAATAATGTTTAAAAATCAAAAAGTTTTAGTAACAGGAGGGGCGGGGATGATTGGTCGTCAACTAGTAGATTTATTACTAGAAAAAGGAGCTAATGTAACCATAGCCGATTTAAATAAACCAAATGATCTTCCTGAAAATGTAAATTTTGTTCAAGCAAATTTATTGTATTTTGATCAATGCCAAAACATCTGCCAGGGTCAAGATTATATTTTTAATTTAGTAGGTATTAAATGTTCACCCAAAGTAACAATGGAACAACCCGCTGATATTATGGGACCAATGATGCAATTTAATACTAATATGTTAGAGGCAGCTATGAAAGCTAATGTTAAATGGTATTTGTATACAAGTACTGTTGGTGTTTATACTCCTGCTGAAGTATTTTATGAAGATGATGTTTGGGAAGGTTCTCCATCACCAAATGATTGGTATGGTGGTTGGGCTAAGCGAATGGGGGAATTACAATGTGAAGCTTATGAAAAACAAAGTGGTGAAGGTAAATGTTCAATCGTAAGACCAGCTAATGTTTATGGTCCTTATGATAATTTTGATTTAAAAAATGCTATGGTTGTTCCTTCACTTATTAGAAAAGCAAACGAAAATAATATAATTGATGTTTGGGGAGATGGTTCACCAATTAGAGATTTCATTCATGCTAAAGATGTTGCTCGTGGAATGATGTTTGTAGTTGAAAACAAAATTACTAAACCTGTTAATTTAGGTTCAGGTACAGGAGTAACAATTAAAGAACTATCAGAAATTGTAGCTAATTATTTTAGTAAACCTATTCAATATTCACCTGAAAAACCATCTGGGGATGCTAAACGTATTTTTAGTATGGAAAGAGCTAATTCGTATGGTTTTTATCCTGAAGTTTCTATTAAAGAAGGTATAGAAAGTACAATTGAATGGTTCCTATCCAACCCCGATAAAATAGATAAGAAATTTAATGCCCTTAACAAATAATGGATAAAATTCTAATCACAGGAGCAAATTCAGGTCTAGGTAAACATTTAGTATCTAAGTTTAAAAATAGTGGATATGAAGTATTTGAACATAAAGGTAGTAAACATTATGATTTATCCAAACCAGATGAAGTAAAAAAATTAGCAGATGATGCTAAAGATTTTGGAGTAAATATTTTGGTAAATAATGCTGCTATAGTTTGCCCAAGTAAAGAATTATTATTATATTCCGACAACGAAATTAAAAATATGATAGAAGTAAATTTAACTTCTCCTATATTATTAACATTTTATCTATTAGATCAATTAACAGATATAATTAATATTAATTCAATGGTTGGACTCGAAACTAAATCCCTACGAACATTATACTCAGCAACAAAATGGGGATTAAGAGGATTTGCTCAAAGTTTAAAGGAAGAAAATAAAAATATAAATGTTTTAGATGTTTACCCTACTAATATTAAAACAACTCCTGATAGGCAGAATGCTATGGATGTTGGTTTTGTAGTAGATAGTATATATAATTCATTTTCAAATAAAGAACAAACACTTATACTAGATGGAAGAAAATAAAACAATATTAATTTGTGGAGCAACAGGTTTTATTGGTAGAAATTTATTAGATTTTTATTACAAACAAGGAAAATACAAAATTAAAGCTACTCATTTCAAACGTCCTCTAGTTGATGGGTATGATGGAGTAGAATGGGTTAATTGTGATTTGCGTGATCCAAACCAAGTTAAAAAAGTTATAGAAGGAGTAGACATTATATTACAATTTGCAGCTACTACTACAGGAGCTAAAGATATAGTTTCTAAACCTTACATTCATGTTACAGACAATGCTGTTATGAATTCTTTATTACTTAGAGAAGCATTTGAACAAGGGATAGAACATTTTATTTTCCCTAGTTGTACTATCATGTATCAAAAATCTGAAATAGCTATTAAAGAATCCGATTTCAACCCTTCAGAAGAAATACAATCATTTTATTTTGGAGCAGGATATACTAAAATATATTTAGAAAGAATGTGTGAGTTTTATTCTCGCTTAGGTAAAACAAAACACACAGTTATTAGACATTCTAACATGTATGGCCCTTATGATAAATATGATTTAGAAAAATCCCATGTATTTGGAGCTACTATTACTAAAGTAATGACATCACAAGATGGAAAAATAAATGTGTGGGGTACAGGAGAAGAAAAACGTGATTTGTTATATGTTGAAGATTTAGTAGATTTTATAGATATTGCTATTAATAAACAAACTACTCCATATGAATTACTTAATATTGGTTTAGGTGAAGGAATTAAAATTAAAGATTTAGTCCAAAAAATCATTACTCACTCAGAACGTGATTTAGAAATAGTTCACGATTTGTCAAAACCAACAGTTCCAACTTCTTTATTTTTAGATTGTTCTTTAGTAAAAGAAAAATTAGATTGGGAACCAAAACACACCTTGGATGAAGGTATTATTAAAACTTTAAATTGGTATAAAAATAATATTAAATGAAAGATATAGCTGTTATAATTCAATCAAGAGATAGAGTTGAGGAATTTATTAATACTATTAATATGTTATATACTACTTGTTATGATCAAAAAAATTTTGACATAATAGGAGTTATTGATGATGATCAAATACAATTATATTCACAAGTTAAAAATATTTACCCTGATATTATTTGGTTACATCCTAAACATACTCCTGGTAGTTGGGTTAATTTAGTAAAAATTCAACATAATTTTATAAAAAATAATGATTATTACTTTATATGGGCGGTATGTGATGATTTTTTTGATGTAAGTAAGAATTGGGATTTTTCTATAATAACTCAAAAGAATAAATATCCTGATGATTTATTTACTATTCATTCTTCTAATAAAAAAGATTTATTAGCTGAAGAAGTTAGAAAAAATGCGTATATTTGTAATGACAATAATCTTGATAATATAGGGTTCGGAATCTACCATAACTACTGTGAACGATTACCGGTAAGTACTAAAAAATGGATTGAGTTCATGTCACCAATTGTATCAAATCCTAAATTTTGCACACAGCATGAATTAATCACAGCTAGTTTAATAATGTTATTAAAATACCACTATGGTATAAATAGATTAGTAACAGTTAATGAATTTTATTGGGGGGGTTTAATAGATCAAGGAGGAAGTAATATTTGTGATAGAAAAAAAAATTATCTTGATTTAGTAAAAAATAAATATGAAGAATTAATACCGATTATAGAAAAAATGTATAATGAAATAAATAAAATAAGTAAAATAAATATATGATTAAACAACAAAAGGGGTATATTTTAACCCAAGACCAAATTAATTTTTATCATGAAAATGGATATTTGCATTTAAAAAAAGTATTTTCTGAAGAACAATGTCAATTACTTATAGAAGAAGCAGATAAACATGCTAAAGACCATTATACAAATTATTTAAACCTACACCTCCAACCTGAATTTCGTAGTGTACATACTGGAAAAACTATGTGTGATATTGGTGATGCTTTGCTCCCTGATAGAGCTGTTCCTATTGGAAGTATTTTTTTCTTTTGTAAACCAAACAACCCATTAGAATTAGGATCAACATGGCATCAAGATAATTATGCTGGTAAATCTACAGATGGTGGTCATTATTTAAATTTAGCTTTATCTTTAGACGATGCTGAACCTGAGAATGGTTCATTAATGGTTGTTCCTAAAAGTCATAAATATGGTACTCTTCCTTGCAATCCAAAACCTAACTTCTCATACGATAAAAATGGCAAAATGTACCAATCATCCCCTATTGGGAACGACTGCGAAATCCCAGAAGGATTAGAAATTATTCATTTATCTTATGAACGAGGTGATGTATTAGCAGTCCATGGAGATTTAGTACATAAAGCAGATAAAAATAACCATCCTACAAAATGGAGAAGAACAATGTATTATGTTTATATAAATGATGGGTCTCCTTTTTGGCCGGGTTGGACAGCAAAAAGACAATTATTAGAAAGATATGATTCTCCTTCCTCCAAAGCATAATAAAATAAATAATGAACAACGTATTAATTACAGGAATTACAGGAATGGTGGGTTCACACCTAACCGATTATTTATTAGCTAATACAGACTGGAAAATTTATGGTTTAGCTCGTTGGAATGATTCTTTAGATAATATTGAACATTTAGCTGAAGAGATTAATAAAAAAGAACGTATTGAACTTATTTATGGTGATTTAAATGATTTAGCTTCACTTATTACAGCTGTAGATAAAGCAAAACCAGACTATGTATTTCATTTAGCTGCTCAATCTTACCCACAAACAAGTTTTGATGCACCAATTGAAACACTTCAAACTAATATTTTAGGTACAGCTAATTTACTTGAGGCACTTCGTAAATCACCTTATAAAGATGCTATTATTCATGTTTGTGCTTCAAGTGAGGTATTTGGTAGAGTATCTAAAGAAAAACTCCCAATTAATGAAGAATGTTCATTCCACCCGGCTTCACCTTATGCTATTTCAAAGGTTGGGACTGATTTAGTAGGTCGTTACTATGCGGAAGCATATAATATGACTATTATGACTACTCGTATGTTTACCCATACAGGCCCAAGACGAGGTGATGTATTCTCGGAGTCAACATTTGCTAAACAAATCGCAATGATTGAAGCTGGTCTTCAAGAACCTAAAATTTACGTAGGTAATTTAGATTCACTTAGAACTTATGCTGATGTAAGAGATGCAGCTAGAGCATACCATATGTTAGTTACAATTAACCCTACAGCAGGTGAATACTATAATATTGGAGGTAATTATACTTGTAAAATTGCAGATATGCTTAATTATTTAATTAATCAATCTACAATTAAAAACATTGAAATTGTAACAGACCCCGAACGTCTAAGACCAATTGATGCTGATTTACAAGTACCTGATATTACTAAGTTTCAAAATCATACAGGTTGGAAACCAGAGTATACTTTTGAACAAACTATGAATGACCTTTTGCAATATTGGAGAGATAGAGTAAATTCAGGACGTAAGTTTTTAAGACGATGAAAATATTAGTTATAGGAGATAGTTGTACAGACATTTTTAGGTACGGTAAAGTAGAAAGAATAGCTCCTGAAGCACCCATCCCAATTATTTTACCAGAGCATGAAACCTCTAACCCAGGGATGGCTGGTAATGTAGTTGCTAATTTAAAAGCATTAGGTGCCGAAGTAGATTTTATTACTAATAAAACAGAGATTCGTAAAATAAGATATGTTTGTTCAAAATACAATTATTTACTTTTAAGAGTAGATGAAAACGATAAATGTGAACCTATAGATGCTTCTTTCCTTCCTGAACAAGAATATGATGCCATTATAATTTCAGATTATTGTAAAGGATTTTTATTTGAAGAAGGTATTGAATTTATAGTTCAAAACGCTTCTAATCCTATATTTTTAGATACTAAAAAAATATTAGGGGATTGGGCTCATAATGTAGACTTTATTAAAATCAATTATCATGAATATGAACGTAATAAAGAAATATTAGAAAATGATCTTATTCTTAAAAATAAAACTATTGTAACCAGAGGTAAATACGGTTGTGATTATCAAGGGAAAAATTATCCCACTGTAGATGTTTCTGTAAAAGATGTTTCAGGAGCTGGAGATACATTTTTAGCTGGATTAGTATTTGAATATGTTCGTTCTCAAAATATAGAAAAAGCAATTCAATTCGCTCAAGATTGTACAACAGTAGTAGTTCAAAAATCAGGAGTATCAACTATATGAAAACTGCAGTTATATTATTCAGTCGAAACGACGGATATAAAGAAGATGATAGAGTAGTTACTTGTATCAATTCAATGGTAGAAACCTTTGATGAAGTATGGTATATTGATTGGAACTCTCCTGAGGATAAAGGGTCTTTACTTTGGAAACTTGAAGATAGAATTACCAAACAAGGTAAAATTAAACATATAGTTATTCCTCCTAATATAGCTTCCCAATTAACTCCAGCTGATGCTAGTGTAGTAAATGGGCAAATTCCACCCAATTTAGTCTTCAGAAGAACAGATGCAGATTGGATAGTTAATACTACAATTGATATTATTGCTCCTAAAAGAGAAATATTTGAAGCATTTTTAGCTAAAGCTGATAAAAATACATTCTATACTTTATCTCGTAGAGATATAGAAATAGAAGACGTAGCTAAATTTGGATTTGATAAGTGGCAAGAATATAGAGATATTTTAGACCAAACTACTAAAGAAAGAAAACTTTATGCTCAAGTAACCCCCAATGACAGATATAGCATAATTAATTGCTGTGGAGATTTCCAATTAGCATCTAAACATGTTTGGAACACTATTAAAGGATATGAAGAAAACATGTATTATGCTTGCTACCCAGATACAAATATTCAGAAAAAAGCTGTATTAAATGGGTTTAACTTAGAAGCAATATATGATGTCCCCTTATATCACATGTCTCATTTAGGTATGGGTAATGATGGTAGTTCTCCTTCAAAACAAAAATATAACGATCCTTGGAAATGGGTAGAATATTTTACTAAATCCGAAAATACTGAAAATTGGGGATTAAACGGAGTAGAAATAGAATATGAAACCATTTAAATATTTATTCATATGGAACAGAAATTTAAATTAGAGTTTCCACTTGATTTAGAGATCAAGTATGACCACCCCCAAGAGCTATTAGAGTTGGCTTCCAAACCAGAATTCATTACATTTATGTTTGAAAATGCGATAGCGGCTGTAAAGCAATCTATTCGTAAAAATAAAAGTGAATGTGTAATGTTTAGTATAGAAAATTATAATGTAAAAGTAGCTATTAAAAAAGAGCACTATAAAACATTCTTAAATAAAGCTATCAAACATTACGAGGCATTAGAAGAATATGCTACCTGCAAAGAACTAGTAACCCTAAAATCAAGATTATGACCATATACTGCTATTACTATATTAAGGGTGACCCTAACCAAGAAAAATTGGGTAAATTATTAACTAGTTCTCGTTTAGAGGCTGCTAAGCATTTTGCTGATAAAAAGCAACTCCCACTTAAAACATTCCTTTCAATCTGGGCTATAAATAAGAAAAAGGTATTTTAATGGATCCTAAAAAAGATTTTAAAAAATTCTTTCAAAAGGTGTTTGATACCCCAATTGATATACAGGGTGAAATTCTTACATCTGAGGAATTAACTAGGAAAAATTTTATTATTTTTGTAGATAACTATAGAAAAGCAGTTATCCGCTCCCAGGAAATGCAAGAAAAATTTGGTTTAGATCTTTGGAGTTGGGAAGATTTATTTGCTAAATCGCTTGAGGGGATTATCTACTATACATTTGAAGAAGAAGTTGCTGATGTAATTTTATGGTATATCTACGAACACTACCTAGCTGAAGACCCAGAAGATAAAATTATTAATTTTGGGGAAGAACAATTTATGATAGAAACTTCTGAAGATCTTTACGATTTAATTTGTCTGGTCGAAGAATAGTTCGTACATTTACCCCCTAAAGGTTATATGTATGATACAAAATGAAATTATGGTAGTAGAATGTCTCTTGTGTGGTGAATCAATTCATCCCAAACGTCTTGAAATATTACCCAACACTAAACACTGTGTAAGCTGTTCAGATGTCGGTCGTAAACGCGGTGTTACCGTACAACGTGGGGAGGGTGACCACTCATATACTGATGTTGTAATCATGGAAGAGAAACAATTCATCCAATTTATTATTAAGGATAAATCCAAAAATGGTGCTAGTAAATCCGAATTCCAAAATTTTGATGAGGATGAAACCCCACCACATATTAGCAATTCGGGTAAGATAGATATAGGGTAATGCCAAAACCTAAGCCTATTACTAAGGAGCAAATTGTAGGTGCTATGGGGGTTACTAAAAGTAACCGTTCAGCAGCCCGCTATTTGAACTGTAGTTATATTCACTATAAAAAATGGGCTAAACTCTATGATGCCACTAAACCGGGCTACGATAATTTATTTGAACAGCATTTAAACCAAGCAGGTAGAGGTATTAAAAAGTGGATTGGTAACCACGGTAAAACTCCCCCACTACAAGACCTAATTAATGGGTTAATCCCAGTAACTAGCTTTTCACCAACTAAGATTAAAAAACGTCTATTTGAAGAAGGTTATTTAAAAGAAGAATGTGGTTTATGTGGATTCAATGAACGAAGAGTATCAGATTATAAAATACCCTTATTGCTCCATTTTAAAGATAAAGACCCAAAAAATTATAGATTAAATAATTTAGAGGTACTTTGTTACAATCACTATTTTCTTATGGTTAGTAATGTATTTAATGCTGCGGATGTTGCTCAAATTGAGGACTCAGTACCTAAGTTTAATACATCAGAGGCTCTTGAATGGGAATTAGACGATTATCAACTTGAACGATTAAAAGCATTGGGTTTACACAATACACCTGAAGTAGATGATGGTTCAGAATTTGTTTCTAGATTATGAAATCTAAAAAACACGAAAAAATAGTCAAAGACTATAAAAATGTCAAAGCAAAACATCTTGAAAAACTAGCTGACAAGATGTTAGAGAATGACGAAAAATTCAATAAACTTAAAGAGAAGAAAAGCACAGGAAAATTTCTTGACTTATTTTAATTAGTTATGTTTTATACTTTCAATCGCAAAAACCTAGAATTTAAACGATTCGGTTTTAAACAATATTCAATCGCAATATTTGTTTTATTTTTAACTTATACTGCGGGTCGTTTTATCCAAGTAAATCATCTTACTCTATACGAGAAAGAATTTATTATTTATATGGATCAAAATTACTTTAGTCGGGATGCTTTAATTAAATCTCTTAAAAACAAACACTTAAAATTCCCACATATTGTTTTAGCTCAAGCAACATTAGAGACAGGTGGTTTTAGATCTAAAATATTTAAACAAAACTATAATTTATTTGGGATGAAACAATCTCATCGTCGTCCTACCACCTGTAAAGGTACCAAAAACGGACACGCATATTATGATCATTGGGAATCATCAGTTGAAGATTATGGTTATTATCAGGCAACAACAGGTTTAGTTAAAGCTAGAACTGATCAACAATATTACAATATGTTATCGCAAATGGGTTATGCTGAAGATCCAAATTATATTTTAAAAGTTAAAAAATTAGCCGAGGAACTTAAAGACAAATTCTAACATATTTATAGCTGTTCAGTTATTACTAATGTTAATTTGTTTCTTTAAATGGCTAAAATTAAATCTCAAACCGTATCCTCATTTCAGGAAAAACCACAGGTATCCCGTCCAGGCGTTCATTCTAAAACTAAAACATCTAGCCTTAAAACTAGTAAACTTTATAAAAAAGCCTATAGAGGGCAAGGAAGATAATGTCAAAGTCAGAGAAAAAACGAGTTATTGGTAAAAAATCAGTAAGTAAAACTACTAAAATAAAATTTGGAAAACGCCTAAAGGCTAATTACCTTGTATTAAATAAATTAACAACTGAACAAATTAAGTTATGAGTAAAGTATCAAGCAAAGCCCGTTATATCGCGTTTCAAGAATGGTATAAATGGGCTAGCCAACGCTATACATCTATGAAGCGTAAAAAGAAGCCTCAAACTCCTGATTACGCAAGATTGAATGAGGAACATTAGAGCTATCGATATTCTCTATTTATTAGAGGATGACGATCTTGCTAGTATGCGACAAGATGATCTTCGAAGGCTATGTACAGCTATCACTCTTGACTCCCAGTTAACTTTAGAGCAGAAAAAAGAACCAAAGATATTTTTGGCATAGATTTGGATACCTGAAGGATATTTCGTATATTCACCCAAATAAAGGAATAAAGGTTATGCTATGGCAATTTACAAATACTAACAAATACGGAAATTTACGTAGCCGTGTTGTCTATGCAGACGGTGCTTTAAAAATCGGTCAAGGATTTGGTTCGTTTCAAGGCGCAAAACGTTTTAGTTACGAATCGCGTTCACCTTATTTTGCCCTAATAGAAATTAGAGGTAAAAAGATGCTAGTACCAGACTGGCTAGAGGTCCACCCTCAAACTACCATTAGTGATATTAAACACAATGCTCCTGTTGTAGTAGAGGTACCCGTTCAACAAAACGAATGGATGTTCGAATCATCATCAGGAGGTGGTTTTTATAAGGTTAAACAAAATGGCCTCAAATTAACTTGCACTTGTCCTGGTAGCTGGAGAGCATTTGATCGTCGCTGCAAGCACATCAAGGAAATTGAAAAACTAATTGTTTAATTTAAATATAGTTCGTATATTCACGGGTAATTAAAAATAAATGTTATGACGAATTGGGGGAATATGAGGGAAGGACATGTATCTAATAACAAAAAATGCTGTAAAGTATCTTGGTGTAACGAACCTAAAGCACTTGACGCTAAAGCATTTTGTGACACACACCAACAATATAAACAGTATGCTATAAATGCCACAGTTCGCCCCTGGTTGATGTATAAAGTAGAAAAAGTATTAAGTAGAGATCTTATTTGTGAGAAGTGTGGTATTGATAAAGTAAAACAACACCCAACTAAACTACTTAAACAAATCGTTTCTTTTTTTGATGTCGATCACATCAACCCAGAAATAAAAGGAACATATGAGGGTGAACAACCTAGTAATTACCAATTACTTTGTACGGATTGTCACAAATACAAATCACACGTAGAAGGAGATTATAAAGCAAAAAAATACCGATGAGACGAGGCCCTAAACGAATAGAAATCCCAGGTAAAAAATGGAATGAAAGATTTATCCATAAAAATAAAACATGGCATGTCGTTCACAAACAAGATGAAATTACTTATGCTATTTGTGAATTAAGAAATGGTGTTGTTGGAGGTATAGTAGAAAGATTTTATATTTAAGATATGTCAAGACCGAAAGACTATGTTGGACCATTAGTTATCGTTTGGAAAACCTCCAATCGCTCAAATTCACCAATTAAAATTAAAAAAACCCCAAACTATAGTTTAGATTATTTTCTCCAAATTGAAGCAACTATTCCGGGCATTCCAAAAGATGCTATTATATTGGAGCTAGGTATTGGGAAGAATTTATTTGAAACATGGAAAACTAAATACAAAATCAATGATTAATCTAAAAGTAGGAGACAAAGTTACAAGCACTAAATACCCAGATCGTGTATTTAACCTAGCTTGGTATCAAAATGGGGATAACACATGCGCTATTGAGGATGGACATTTAAGAGCAGTAGTAAAAGTTTCAACACTAGATTTGGTTACCCAAGAATAGTTTCGTATATTCACCACGTTAAATAAATGTTATGGCAAAGAAGGAAAAAGGAATACTAAACAGAACTTATGAAAGTGCTAAAAAAGCTATCGAAACAGGGAATCGCGATCTCGCTCGTGATTATTTTGATTTTGGGATTATGCATGTGGCTAATAAACGCTACATGGGAGGTCTAAAAGTCGAAGATAAAATTGAAAATGTAAAAGTCGGAGTCTGGCTCGAACGTTTTTGGTACGGTCTTGAAAATAACAATTTACTCCTCTAATTATGAAATTCCTAGAATTAACCGGTTTCGGTAATAATCACAAACACTTCATTTCATTGCGTTCAATCTCTGATATTGAATTTTTATCCAGCCATACTCATATTGGCCTCAGTAATGGCAATAGTGTAAATGTAATTGAAAATCAAAAACAAATCACTGATATAATTACTTATCACCAAGGTGAAATTGTGAGTGTTGAATATTTAGATGATCTTGAAGCACAAATTACTGCTTATGAAGAAATGAATGCAGATCGTTTTGTTACAGGTAAAGATATGGAACTACCTTTCTAATGGCAGAAAAACGAGGCGATTTAATCAAGCTAACCTATGAATTCAATTGTGGGTGGTGTTGCGAAGTTAGTTTTGATGGTGAAAGATGGGCTCGAGTTACAGCCCGTGAATTCAGAAGCTTTAATGGTAAACGTAGAATTTTAAATGTTGAAAACCCTAACAAATCATATTATGAGGAATATAATGGCCCAATTTACTACTATGGGACTAACCAAATTAGTAAAAAACTTGAAAAAATTGGTTTATCGTTCGCAAACGACACAGACCCAAGAGATGCAAAACGACCTAAAGATTCCTTCTTCTTTTAAGGTAGTTTACCCCCCAAATTACGATCCTACAAAGCGAGATTTTAATAACTGGATTGACAATATTTATGGAAAGTGATTTTGAAGATTGGCCCGATGATGAAGAAGATACCCCAAAGCAGACGAGATACCGAAGAGGGACATTTAGCGAATCTGATTCGGAGGAAGATGATATCTAAAAACCACGGTGATAAAAAGAAATTTAGTAGAAATGAATTAAAGCGTGAGGACCTAAAAGGTCCTCATTATATTTCGGTATGATCCT